TGTCTTTGCATAGAAACTAGTATAGTTGTCATTTGCCCATCTATCGAAGAGTATCTTTAAACCTCTGCTATTTACCAACACATCACCCCTCTTCCAAGCAAACTTCTCCCAGTCACGCATTTCCTTAGAAGGTTGCAATACACATTGACCTGCTCTAAAGAATTTGCCATCGTACCAAAATCTATGTTGGTTACTTGAATTGAGTTCTTTAACCACAATAGATTTCTTTTTACGTACATCAAGAACTTCTTTAAGCTCTACTGCTCCACATATTGAGGAATACAACTTAGTACCCTTCGGCTTATCCTTTAGGATTTCCGCTACATTAATCTTATTTCCCATATCTGACTTTTTTATATTCATTTATTCTTCGCTAAAATATTTCTTAACAAACGCTCGTTCGGTGAGCCATTTCCCTAACCCCACTCTAAAGTAACGCTTTGGTTTGCCTTTCACAAACCCATATTCGTCACGAGGCGTATTAACACTCATATGTATCTTCGGAACATGATTCACCGATACGTATGCGGTTATATATTCATCCGAGAATGCCAAATGCTGAACTTCACGGAACTTTACACTATTAAAGAACATTTCCTTCATAAGCCTTAGTCCTTATAGATTGCATCAAGAATGCTTCTGAAATTCGGATTATCAATAACGGCTTGGGCATCTTCTTTGTTCTTGAAGTAAATTGCTCCTTCGTTATAACTACCACTAGAAGTAATACCATATTCGCTGGTTCGCATGATATTATGCTTATATTCATGAGAATTCCAGTCCGGTTTCCAATCTCCATTATAGTACTTAGCTATAGTGATTAACCTAGCTAATGCGATTATCTTTCCAGCAATCACTTTAGGAACTTTCATATCGGCAGAACAAACACCTTTATCTGCTAAAGCAGATAAGACATCCGCATAGCAGATTACCTTCTTTCTAAGCTTAATAACACCAGCTTTTAAATCACAATTCTCAATGTCCACTTCCATTCCTTTAGGAATATCTAGGACTATTTTGTTATCGTCTATCATAACTTATTCAACTTTCGGAAGTCCTTTCTTCCATTAAAATGTTATTTCTAATTCTTTTCAAAAACTTTATCGTTTTGGCACTCACAGCTTGCGTTTCATGCACCTTTACACCATCAATTTTACGCAAAACAACATTACCATGCGTACTACCAAAGATAAAACACTCCTTGCCTTTCCACCGCACCATGTCGAAACGCTGAAAGCGAGACTTGCCTATCTTGTGCGAAGCGATGCAAGACCTACGAATACCATCTTTCTTCGGGTTCGCAACGTGCAATGCTCTCGTATGGCGAGGTACACAACGACACATAAAGAAAGTTCTCGACCGCCTTGCGTGTACGTTCTTGGCAATACAGAAAGCATCGGCTGCATGAGTTTTCTCAATATCATTCTCTATGCGAGTGTGCTTGGTAATGTAACCATAGGTCAAGTACACATTTCCAAACTCAGCCTTGGCTCGTTCATACACCGACCAACGCATAATGTTCATCACCGCCGCATCACGCAAAGTTGTGCCACGCTTGATTTTCAAGTCGAACTCACCACGATGGTAAGCCTTGTGGCAGGTCTCGCACAAAACAACCAAGTTGGATGGGGAATTGCCACCAACCTTGCGGCTCTCCAAATGGTGAACATTCAAGATAGGGTCTTTGCTCTTGCCCTTGCAATGAACACACTTATGTCCATCCCTTGCCAAGACGTACTCCCTCACGTTCCAAAAGCCCATTTGCTCACCCTGCTGATACTCTTCGCCCTTGATGTCGGAATTCTTGATTTTCTGAGCATCAAACTGAGCAACCTCGATTGTGGTCTTCGTAATTGGAAGTAACTTATGAACCAAGCGGATAACCTTTAAGTGGCTCTCTACCTTTTGCTCAATACTGGGTGCTAGCCAACCATCCTTTCGTTTGCGGTTGTCAAAACGAACCTTGCGGTAACGTGTCTTGCGGTTTCGTCTTGTCCGTCTCAACTCCCTGCGAGTAGAAAGCAAGTTCACAACATCACTTCTTAACTCGACCTGCGCTGCAAGCAGCTCCTTCTTCTCGGAACTAGCCGAAACGCCAATGTGCTTTGAGCCAGCATCAATGCCAAGGCTCACTTCCTGTGTGTAGATGGTGCTCTCATAATCCAACTGAACGACAAACGGAACACGGCTGACTACATGAGCCTTGCCATGGCGAAGAAGATAGCCTATCCTCCCTCCACGCTCAGTCGGCATCAATGCCTTACCTTCCTTGTTCCTTACGTAAATCATAAAAATCAATTTAAATTAATAAATAAATCTCACCTCGAAAGGTGGTTGTGCGCCCATCGCCAATGTTATGGGGTGGTTTCTTGTCCGCAGCACCGCAGCTTTCGCCACTTTTAACCACGAACCGCAGAGGGCAGAACTTGGACGGACATCCTGACGTGCCTATACATTCATCCCTAACGTAGCTCCCTAATTCCATTCGGGGCTGAGGCTAATCCGCTCCGGACGATTGAATGGATAATCGCTGTAGCCTAATCAAAGGCTTCCGGAACTTGAATCAGGTAATTTGGCACGTATCATTCTTGTGTTCTCCGCATCAATATAGACGTTTTTGTATTCCAAATCTACGCCTAAAATTTCCTGATTAAGCTTTGCTACATCCATATCTTTTCAATCTTAAAACACTACGTTGAAGATCCCTCGGTTTGAACGGATTCTTTTCCAGTATTTTATTCACATCATTTCGCATCTTGCGACTTTCCCACTTCTTTGTAAGACGCATAGCCTTTAACAAACGATGGTCTCCGGCTAGCTTTCCTGCATCCATCTTGCCACAATAATAGCCTTGTCTATAAGCCCAATATCGGGTTTTATAGACTTCCTTCATTATCTTCTTAGCTTGTCTTATCTTCATATACTACTTGTTTTTATAAATTTCACATGTCCCCTCATAAATAGTGTTATTACTATAAATGTCATTATATTGCGAAATGGAAACCAATTCGTTTGCCTTCATTTCCCGGAGAATGTCATCATACACACTTTCTATTGCTCTTCTCTTCAATTGCTCCATGCCAGATTTGTCACGGCAATAGTATTGCATTTCAAAGTGTGACATTTCAACTCTTGAATGAAGCTTAATAACTTGTGGCTTTATGTATCTAACCTCTATCTTTGGTTTGATGCCTAATTTGTCAGCTAGCCATTGCTTCCATTTTGGCTTAACATCTTCCCCGTCTAAGCAAGCAAGTAATATATAAATAAGACTAACACTTATATATAAAATTTCCATACGCTACTTCTTTTTATCTCCAAATAAGACGTGTTTTCGGTAAGGGAAGAAATAGCAACGTTCTCCTGGACACCACCAACTAGGAGCGTTCTTCATGCATCTACGACATAACGCTATATTCTTCTCAGCTTTTATGTTGCCACGTTCAAACTTTCTTCGTTCTCTTCTTGAAAGAGGAGGATAAGTCTCTTTCTTAAACACCTTAGCAGCTAAAGCATTCAGTTTTTGAGATACTTTTTCTAATATTTTTATCATACGCTACTTCTTTCTTGTTAAACTTATCGCCTAGGTGATTCAATGGTCTTTAGAACGCAATTGGTCAAATCCTAACTTATACCAATATCTTCTTGACCACCAATAATCATTCCGGTTTTTCTAAATCTTCTTGGCTTGCCTTATTTTCATCTTGCACCTCCTTTTTTGCGTTTCGTAAATACGACAAGCATTTCTTTCCAATAGTGCTTACAGCCTTGGAATACTCATCATCATATAATGATTCATTACCATCGTATCTACTTAGATATTTCTTTCTTTTAATGTCTGCATCAACCATGATTCTAAGCTTTGCAACAATCATTTCATTACTGGTTACCTTGCCAAGAAACCATAACATATTAGTTAATGCTAACTTGTTTGGTTCATAAGTGTCAACATCAGACAATTCTGACAGCCTTCCTTGAATGTATCTCGTTAGTACCTTTTTGTAATTCATACCTTGTCCGCCTTATCGTATTTTTTGCTAACAACATAAGCTTCAAATAAATTAACAAATGGCTCGTAATTGTCAACTTTATCTAAACTCTTGAAGGCAAACATTCCTTCTTTTTCAATATAAACTACCTCATAGAGATTATCTATACCCAAAAGGTCATAGTTATCACGCACTATATCGCCTTCCCAAATTTCATTGCAGTCTTCGTCCATCATTCCTGTGAACTGACAGACTGTTTCTGGAATTACTTTGTAAGGAGTTAAATAACATCTATCATCTTCATCACTTTCTTTACGATGAATATACGCTATTCCCTGAGAGTATGTAAGTGAACCCTCTACCCATTCCCCGTTATCAAGACGCTTTGCCTTGAATTTTATGTTTTCTATTTTCATAAGCTATTATTTTAAATCACTTGCACCATCAGCAATGCCAACACTATATCTCTCGACAAACTCAGCAGAGCGTGCTGCCATTCCTTTAATCATTGCCTTTTTATGTGAGACGTTACCAGTAGTTAAAACATCAGCTTCTTCGGCAATATTATTAAACCATTTGATAATCTTATCTCGTAACTCATCCGTTATTACATATTCTTTCATAACTATTCTCCTTTAAGTTCTACACTTTATTCACCTATCTTTTCAAAAACTAATTTTACTTTTATAGGCTCATCTTCCCATGATAAATCAATATTGTTTCTTGGGATAGTAAATCTTTTGTTTCTATGGTCTCTAGCAGTTATCTCATCATTACAATTATAATCAATACCACTTTTCCACTTACTCCAAAATCCATACCAATCATCTCGGAATGGTTTATCTTTGAACAACACTAGCTCGCCATCTTTATCACAAGCAAGCCATAAATATTTAACTTTATCACTCATATTTCTTCTTTTTACCCTCCTTAGTAATTGATAATCTTCTGTGTCTTACGAATCTTGGCAAAGAAATTTTGTATTTCTTCTCTTGTAGCTTCACGATAAATACCTTCTTTCATCCAATTGCCAATACCATTGGATTTCTGAATCATTCCATCAGAATCCTCACCGATAATTACACCATATCCATCAGCATTGATGAAGCCATCATGGATAAACACCTTGTCATCACCATCAACTAAGATAGTACCTGCTTTAAATTCACTTAATCTCATATTCTTTTCTTTTGTTTATTAAACATTAACCCTTCCTTGAATAGCCATTGTGTATAGAAGCATTATACACAAGCCACAAAAACCTAGAATAACATAAATTGGTAACACCAACTTTCTGTCTCTAACATCTTTCATTACATATAACGTACCTATAGCAAGTGAGCATATAGAGCACATTAATCCTGACATAAATATCCAAAACATATTCTCTTCTTTTTACCCTCTCCCTGTTGCCAAGGAGAGGGTGGTTAGTTACTAAAGCTCGTCAAACTCTTTCTGAAATCTCTGTTTTGTTTCATTCAGAAGCTGCTTGAATTTATTTTTAAACTCTTCATCACCTTCTGATAATCCATAAATACTGTGAGCGATGTTTGTCGAATGAGAAGACATATTCAAAAGCTCATCTACTTTAGGAATCAAGCTTTTTGCTAAAATGTTAGCTCTTTCTAATTTGTCTATATTCATATTACTATCTTATTTATATCCTTTGTAGGATGGTTACTAAACTATGTTACAAACGGATTGTCTTGCCATCTTCTGCAAGTTTAAACTTCTCGATATCAATAGAAGATAATAGCCATTTATCTTGGTTTTTTCTAGATGGATGGCCATCCTTGCATATTTTGTTAAGAACCAGATGTATATTGCCATAATAACGATATGTATGAGAAGTGTCCATTCCTTCGTCCCATGGCTCAATCTTGCTAACCATACAAGGCTCATCTCTATAATTTAACACAATATCGCCTTCCTTAAAAGGAAGTGTGCTAATCAACTGTTCTGTCAAATCACTTATATCAAAATGGTTTGACAGAATGACCTGTTTAATATCAGCGATTTTAGAAAATATTTCTTTCTGTTCTTTTGTTAAGTCCATATTACTACTTATTTATATCCTTTGCAGGATTGTTAGTTACTCTGGTGTCTTCGTTGTGTATTTATCAGATGAAATGTGCAGAAACACATTATCGCCATCCGTAAAAGTATTCTTAATATCATAAGAAACACCTTCTGCTTTGTCAAATACAAGCATTTCACAATCTCCACCCGTGATGTCAATGTAAGATTTTAAATACTCTATCAACTCACTTGCTTTCATATTACTATCTGTTAATATCCTTTCTTCGATCTTATACAATAATCAATAGCTTTGATTGCTAACCAAATAGCATGCTTCTGCTTATCGTCAATAAGATTTTTTCTAATCTCAAATAGCGTCTTCTTTGCTTCTGTTGCATTCATATTACTATTTATTTATGTCTGAAGGCGTTAACCACCTAACATATCGCTAATGTTTAAATACTTCTCTCCATCACCTAAGTTTCTTACCTCACAGAAACCTGCTTCTGAAATTGTACTATCATCGTCATATATCTTTGTGACGTGTATTTTGTCTATAGGACAACAATCATCATCGCTTACCTCAAAAGCAATAGGCAAGTCTCCGTGTTTTGCCTTTATTTTCTCTAAACTTTTAACCAAATCACTTATTTTCATACTAATATCTTTTATGCCCGAAGGCGTTAATAAGTATAGCTTAAAATACGTTGTATTTGACGCAACAATTTTAAGCCTTCTTGTCTATCTCTTTGCATCCACTCATTACCTTGCCCCTGTTTGACAAACAAAGCTTTGCGAATGGCTTTATACGCATCACGTAAATCAACTAATTGTCCTTGCATATTCTATCTTTTATGCCCAGATGCGTTAAACATTAAACAATACTCTTTTGAGCTTTATTCGCAAATTCTCTTTTAACTCTTTAGCTTCACTCCACGGTGTATATGTTGTAGTATAAAAATTATAACTACGTTCATCTACACAATGTAAGCCTGTTATGAGTAATTCCAACTCTTCGTTGGATAGCACAACATTTTTGTCCATACTGCTATTATTTATGCCCGAAAGCGGTTAGGAATTAACTATATAAAGTTGTTCATAAACAGTAGATTTCACAACAATAGGTTCAGAACCTAAGTCGTTATCATCTATCTTGATGGCAATTTCCATATCACCCTCTTCATCGTAAACATCTTGAAGCTGTTGAATAAATTCACTTATAAACATACCTACACCTCCATTTCTTCTCCAATACCAAAAGCAAATAGGATATGCTGCAACTGATGAACATAATTGATATAACTTCCCATAATATCATCATTTATTGAAACAGACCAACTGATTCCGCCGTCTGTGCAAAGTTTAATTCTTGGAATACGACTATGCCTAAAGTATATTTGTCCCTTACTCCATCCATTCTTAAGAAGAATGGCAGATGTAAGGAGCATTGGCTTTATTTCATCAACATCAACAAAGCAGTACACCAATCCTTCTTTCGGGCAAGACAAGTCAAAGTGGCTTCCGTCTCTTGGCTCTTTGACTACCATGATTTTGTTGTCATACATAACAACATCACCAACTATATATTTCTGTTCCATACGCTTTACTTTTTATCAATATTAAACCAAAACTCGCCATTCTCATTCTTTTCAAGAAGACTCATTATCTTCGAGAATAGCTTAACGTTAAATGGGCAGTATGTTGTTACTTCATACTCACCTTTTGCAACCTTTTTCATTCTATAAGACTGGCTTTTGAACTCCTTCTTTTGCTTTCTGTTCTTTGGCTTCACTCTTATTGTTGACTTGACGTACATCACTTCGTCTTTATTAGATAAGCCTACGACAAGGATAGTGTTTCCCCACGTAGCCGTTATCTCTTTAGTTAATCTATTCATACGCTTTATTCCTTAACTTCTTCAAAGATTACATTCTTATTATCCTTACGTAGTTTAGGACAGCATGGATATTCTCTCCAAACTTCACAAGCACTATTGCCAAAAAAGAAACAACCATAGCAAGTTTCTTCCTCGGTTTCAGTAATCTTCAAGACTACTTTTTCTCCAACTTTAAACTCTTTCATACGCCTAGTCTTTTATATATTCATTCACTTCACCCAAAACCTGTGTAAGCAGGTTCTTTAGAATCTTCAATTCATCATTCGAATATGTAGCTATTGGATAACCATCAAGGGTAATATCACCACAACTACGACTTATCTTTAACGAGTGTTTATTTTCTTTCATTTTTCTTTTTTGCTCCTTTACCTCTTTAAAAATTATATCCTTTCCGTCTGAACGGTTTTTACCACAGCATTGACCTAGAAACCATCTAGCTTCATAGCAACCTAATTGTTCTTCAAAACAGCAACCTTTACATTGGTCACTATCCCCAAAGGACTCTACGGCTTCAATCGTAACTCTTTCTCCAACTTTAAGCTCTTTCATAATCAAAACGCAATTCTATAGTCCTTACCTCTCAAAGTAGGTCTCTTTTTGAGGATGTACTTCTTTAATTCTTCAAAATCTATCGGGAAGAGCGCACAATATTTATACTTCAATGTGCAGACAAATCTTCCGTTGAGCATAATATCTAATACTAATGTTTTCATTGCTCACCTCCTTTCTGCTTTGGCAGTATATCAGATAAATAAGCCCACTTGTTGATTTGGCATCTGCTAATCGAATGTCTCCAAGATTCCTCATTCCAAAGAATGGATTCTTTAAACTGTAGATAAGCATCGTTTTCAAAACCAAGGGTAATAATATCGCTCTTGCTCTTATCTGGCTCTTCTGTATTTGGATGCCACAAGTATTTAATAAACTCATTGATAGCCCACTTAGCACCTAGTCCAATAGCTTCTTTGATGTCCTCTTTGACGAACATTTCTTCCTTAGCATCATTATCGAAGATTACATCTTCGCCATTTAACAGAAACCTATCTTCATAGATTTCTTCTTTGGCTTTTTCTATTTTCTTATCTAAAACCATTTTATTAAGCTTCATAACCATTATTACGTAGTTCTTCAATTAAAATCTTAACATCTTCTATAGATTCTCTTGCGAGAGTTCGTAGATGAGTTTTGCGAACTGCTTCAGGACAAGCGCATCTATTATCATGTTCATAATCTTCCCCTCGTTGTTTTACTTTATCTCTAAACAACTCGGAAGATTTCTCATACAAAAAATCTAATTCTATTTCAGATAATTTCATAATCAAACCTCCTCTTTAAATTCGAACTAACACTACAAGCCTTTATTTCGATTATCGAAAATATGCTCACCAAAAATCTTCTTAAGTACTTTCATATACCTAATCTTTTATATCTTTAATATAGCACCACTTTGTGATGTTGTTTCTCTTTACATAATCTTTCCAATAAACAAAACAGTAAAGATAATCAGCTTCGTACTTAATACATCCATCGTCTCCATCATACCATTCTGTAAGAATCCATTCTTCGTAGTTTGGAGCTTCTTTTGCAGAGTACCATTTAGTCATTGTTCACCTCCTTCCTTATCATAAAGTAATCTTCTTCAACTTTATTATGTAAGTAGTATAAAAGTTTTAACTTTGTGAGTTTTTCTAACTTTCTTACTACATATTTTATAGTATTAGGACTTATATAACCGTCAGTCCAACCTCTTTTCAAAAGCCATTTAGCACTTTCCTTGTAGAATATTTTCTTAGCTAATCGTATCTTCATTTTCAATCTCCTTCACATAAAGTTTCGTTAACCTCGTCATTGTATGTGTGAGTAACCGGATTGTACTCGGAATGGGTTGCATATACCCTACCTTTCCGGTTAGTGAAATAGATAGCATTTCCTTGGTCATAAAACCTGTACACTGTTATACTATCAACAACAAACAATTTCTCGACCTTGAATTTGTCAACAGAATCCGAGATTTGGACTCTTGTACCCTTACCTTTGCAACCTACCAAAATGGCGGCAACGGAAATTATCATAATTACCTTTTTCATATCAACTTCTTTTCTTCTTGACGAATCCGTCATCCATCATACCCTAATATACTAAAGAACTCATCCATTTTTGGATTTAGATTGTTTGCCATTAACATATATGCCGGAACGGAGCGACCGATGTTGTACTCTAGCTTCAATGCATGTATCATTACTGAAGCTTGATGGCTTGAAATCTTAACCCTATCCAATCTTGAAAGTATTTCGCTCTGCGAATCTGCATTACGAAACACTTTCTTGACAAGACTTTCAATGTACTTACGCTGCTTGTCCGTCATTGCTCTTATTGTGCTCAAGAGACTCAACCAAAGCCTTCAGACCATTGAAAGAAGCATTCATCAACTCCTTGCTATCGGATGAATCAAAATACCAATTGCCAATTATCTTACTGTTGTTTTCGGCAAACATCGTAATACTCGTATGAGTATTTGAAGACGACATCTGAATAGACTCCTTTGTTCTACCCATGAGGCTAGCAATCTTTGCCAACACCTCTACATAAGCATTATTCTTTTCCATATCTACTTTATATTAAATAATCAAGTTTAAAATTATCTACAAAATCACTAGTCCATTTCAAATCTGAAAACTTTAACCTAGCAATAGGATTGAAAGCAATCTCCGGATGGTCAAACTCAAAGAGATAGTCACTGCGTCCATTGTCATTGCCATCAATATGATGATAGCCTATGATTTTCTTACCCTTGGAAAATCCAAGCACATTAGCAAGATATTCATTGATTTCGTCAACTTCGCCTTCATCATTAATAATCAAGGCAACCATAACACAAGAGTTGCTATCGTTGAAATTAGCCAACTCGCTGAATGAGATAGAATTATTTTTCATAACTAATTCTCAAAGTTAAAGAATCACGCAATCACAACCATTGATGTTGCGAGTCTTTGCCTCGTTGATAACATTGTCAAGCAGCTCATTCGAAAAGAGGATAGCTTCGTCTCTTCTACGAACCAAAATAAAGTACATACCGTCCTTTACGTAATCAATACAATACTTTGATTGTTTCATATCTAACTTACAGTTTTTGTGGTGTGTCTCACCTTTTTAATTAGTAACCTTGTTTCTTAATTACATTGCAAAGATACAAAGAATAATCGAAATATGCAAACTATTTAATGTATTTCTTTTAGTATTTAACATACTATAATAATACAGACGGATAATTTGCTGACGTTAACACAAAAATCCCCACCACTACATTATTATATATAGTGATGGGGCAAACATTTAAAACAAAATAGCATTATGGATTTCTACTATTACTATCATATCAAATCATCCACATAAGCCCATTTATAGATGGCGTTTGACTTCGTGAACTTCTTCCACCATTCCTCACCTAAGAAATTCAGATGCTTGAAACGCTTGCGAACCTTGGTCAGACCGACAATGCGTCTGTTGTGCTCAGGTAATTCTTCTACCGGATGCCAAGCACTATCCTTTTGGCATTTTATTCCCAACTCCAAGGCTTGCTTGGCTATCTGCCTTGCACCTTGACTCAAGTCTATCTTATCTATCAATAATTCTAAGTCCATAATCAAATAACTTTTATGTTAACTTTGTCTTCAAAAAACGCTTCTAGCACTTCCTTGGCTTTTGCATCTGCTTCATCCAAGTCTTTGCATATGACTACTTGAACACCATAACCTATAGGGTTACGCAATTCATAACTACCATCAGCCTTAACCAACCGGAGGAAAATATCTCCACCTTTGAAGCGGTACGAATATCCTTCAGTTGCCTCGTTCCATTGTCTAACTATGTTCCTCACCGCCATAATATTTTTGCACTTTTACCAATGTAGCACTAGCACCCTCAATATAGGCTGCGATAATGACATTTCTATATAGCTCACTATTTTCCTTATCAATTCCTACCAAGTCTTCTGTTGATTTCAAAGGCTCAATTGTAAATTTATAAGCCTCCTCTACTATCCAGCCAGGAACTCAATTTGAAATCAAATTCTCACAATACTCATTCATAATTTAACCTTTTAAAATTAGTGGATGACAAGGGATTTAAACCCTTGTTGGTGTCAACACCTCCCCAGTGACCTGGTACACGGAATGTTTAATCAAGAAATCCGCTCCAAGTTTGCGAGGGTCGCATTGCTTTCAGTTGCCAATGCCACTCATCCGTTTGTCAGCGACAGATGCGAATTTGAAGACTATGCACCATTCCCAACCTTGCCCAAGGGTTTCTGTCGCTGACTTATGGGCTTGTGCCAATGGCTGTCGGCAAATTTTAAGTGTTCACATCTTACGATGCGGTATTAACTATCTCCCTGCCCTAGGGAACAACCATTAGCGATAGGCTATTTGTAGTTATGAAACTTCAAAATAAAGCCGTGTGACTCCTAAGTTTACAATCCCGCCCCCACGCTGGGCATCACACGGCTTTGAGACGTGGGTATTTGGTAGATTATGGCTTTCCTACCTTATCTTTCTTATATCATTCCGCTGCCATCCTGCCGCCCAGTCTACCGGAGCTGCATTACAACAGTGAAAAGATGTATTCACATTATACAAGGCAGCTCTGAACTCATCCAATTCTTCTGCCGTGAACGGACAATCTTTGTTTACTCGCCTTGTCATAATTTCACCACCTTATAGCCAAGCCGACTTGCAAGATCAAGAAATACGTTAAAGTCTTCCTGTGCAAGTTCTGTTCCTGATACCACTCCATTCTCTATAGTGAAGAAACGCTTTGTATTGTAAAGCGTATCCTCCAAGCAATAAGTTTCTTTCATTTCTTCTTTCTAATCAATAGTAAACAACCTTTCGACTGGTCTCTTTGTAATATTCGGGTTAATGGAATTAGTTACTTCCTTTTCCCAGACACATCTGAACTCTTGCGGCATCTGATACTCGCTGATAAAGACCTTATGTCCTCTTCTAGCCATTTCCATGCACCAAATATAGAAACTTTCATAATCGAAGTTCTTTGATACATCATACTTTTTCGTAGCTTTGTAAGGTATATCGCAATACACTATACTCCTTTCCGGTATCACAAGTTCATCATAACTGCCGCTATAGAACTCAACACCTTTAATGAGAGGCACATCACGCATTGTATTTTCTATCTGCTCCCTTATGTAATCCCTTACCTTTCCGTTCTTGCCGACAACATTATGTCCGCTATAGCCACCATCAAAGAAGCGACCATTAAAGCTTGCCATGAAGCCGACTAGTCCTACACCAGCTTCGGTAAAGAAATTATTCTTTCCGTGATAGCAATCTCGTGCCTTGTCATACGTCTCCTTGCTAATATGACTGAAGACAAATCCTCCATCCTGAAGATGCTTCCACATTTCGATAAGATACCTATTCTTATCGTTGGCAATCCTGCGATACGTGTCCGGAACGTTCTCAATAACGCTACAGCCACCACAGAAAGCATCTACAAACGTATCATGTTCCTTGTCCAGCATAATCGGCAATATTTCATGCACGATTCTAGCCTTACTACCCATGTACTTCATCCTATCAACTTCTTTATCATTTTAACACCTCGGTTGCCAAATTTTCGCTCAACAACCTCATTGTAACTAACTCCATCAATGGAACACTCATCCGGATAGCGTTCTTCAAGCCAATCCGTAAACTTCAGTAAGTTGAAGACCAACTCTCTTCTCGCTAAAAGAAACCGCATATCTATGAACTTTCCAAAGTTTTCCCCAAAGATTCGCTGAAATTCATTACCTATCGCCAATAACTCATTTGGGTCTATTTCCATCAGCTTGCTTTCTTTGATGTTGTTCTCTCCAAAGGAAAGTCACTCTTCATAAAGTCATTAATCCCTATGTAAGTCCGCTGCAAATCCTTCTCATCGCCTTTTAAGTCTTCCGTTGCATTAATAGCAGCCTCATTTAATGTCTGTTCGTCAAAGACACCTTTTCTCACCTTGTCGAAATAAGAAAGAATTTCTTTGGTCATCAAATGGTCTGCCAGTCTCTCGAAATCCTTATCCATCACTAACGCCATGAAGTCATAGGAGTTTTCAAAAGCAAGTATTGGGGCAAAATCCTTGAACGCTTGCATTAAGTTAACGTGCAATTCTTCAAACAGCTTACGGATGATATTCTCATAAGTGCCCAAACAAAGGTTAGTGAGATTATAAAGGATGATTGCATTCGCATAAACTCCCGAATTTTCACCAATTCCTAAGTTCTGTAACCTCACCGCGAACTTATCTCGCAACTTATACAAGTCTCCACTAATCTTGTCATAGAACGTCATTGCGAATTCGTTATTAAAATCTGCATTAGGAACATAAGCGTCATAATACTTAACCACCTTGCGAAGATTCTTCTTGCAGTCCACCCACTTCTTCTTAACTTCAAACCTAACGCATTTCTTCTTCAGAATACTCTTTTCGATTTTCTGAATGAAACACTCTGCCAATATCATTTCGACATAGACATACTGCTGTAGATAGGCTCTGGTAACAACCATAACCTTATTTACTTCGGTTTCGGACATTTCATGCGGAACACTGATGATTGTCTTCTTGCCACCGACATCTAACAGAACTCTTCTGAAACAATTAACACTAGACATAATGTTTTCTGTTTGAATATTCAACGACCTTGTTATAGCACTCTGTTCTTACCAAATCCTCTACCTTATTCAATGTGCAAACCTCGTGGGTATCATTCATATTGACTTGTGGGCAGCAAATCTGATAAAAATACTTTGTCCTGACGGTGAAACCAAACAACTTGATTTGTTCTCTGATTACCCGACCAGACACCACCTTATCAAGTTTCTTCTTTCCTTCAAAGAGATTCAAACTTTCCTCTCTTCGATATATAATATCGGTCATAACCGAAAAAATCTTTCCGAGCATAACTATTCCTCCAAATTTCTTAGTGTCTCCATACTCTCATCATTATCAGCATCATAGCCGATGTGATACTCGCTACCAATTCTTGCACCAACATATATCTCTTCTGCATCTAATATGTAGCGGAACATCTGTTCACGTACCTTTCTCTGCTCTTCATTCAATTCGAGCATATCAAAGCACTCTTCTTGTAAAGACTTATAAGGTTTCGCCCCCATATATGCTACATAAGCCAACTTGCCTTCCTGGTGCAATGGTCTCCACTTCTCCCACCAATGGTTGCGGTATTCCAAGATACCCCTTTCTACTCCATCGGCACAAACATTTTTAACTATTCGTATTCTCATATTTAATCCTTTTATTTATATTCTACCAATTTTCCTCCTCTTTTAAAGCTTCAAATTTATCCTTCATAATAGAATTGGTCTCTGTCCAAAAAACTATGATAACCTTTTTTACATCAACCCCTTCTCCTTGTGCAATATCCTTTGAGGCCTTAACGAAATCAAAATACCCTTCATCTGATTCTAAAATTCCGGCGGAATACGCCATACGTCCATTCTTGATGAATCTTGCGGAAAAATAAAAGTATCTTTTCATCGCAGTAACTCCCTAGTAAATTCGTTACGCATCGGCTCTACGATGCTTGTGTACAAACTCTTCTTGTCTTCCGGAATATCATCCGGTGTAATAGAGAACATCAACAAGTAAGACATCGGAATCCCTAACACCTTGCATATTGCATCTATCTTACTCTTACGTGGAAACGTTCTTCCTGTCTCCATAAACAACATATTCGTCTCGCTACACCCGATAGCTATAGCCAGTTGTCGTTGAGTCAAGCCCTTGCTTACCCTAATTGTCTTAATCGCCTTTCCTAAATCCATAAAAATCTCCTATTCTATTTTTTCAAATCTATTATTTATCGCTATCATGGCATCCTTTACTCCATCTTTATACCCAACGGAGTATAAAAGACAATCCTCTTCGCTCGGTTTCTCGGACTTGGATTTCAGAAATTCTTCTATCTCACAGAAACCATGCTCCAAGAACCTGAGGAACATCGCATTCTTCGTGATAGTTGGTCGTAGGACATCTTTAACCCAATCCCAGCCATCACCATAACCTAACGTGAAATTTGAATTGCCGCAATATTTCACTTTCGGCTCATCAAGCCATTGTTTTAAAATTTCTTTCTTTGTCATTATTCCCAGTTTTTGAGGTGTGTCTCACCATTTTAATTAATAACATTTGTTTCTTAATCACGATGCAAAGATACAAAGAATTATTGTAATATGCAAATGTTTTAATGTGTTTCTTATCTATATTAATATATTTTAATCTTACTATATAGAATCTACTATTTGTTTTGCAGTTTTTTAGATTTCGCTCTCTTTCAAATACCCCTGTTGTCTATTACCTTTAACGTGTGCCCCACGCTTTGTAATTTTTGCATCTTGCAGCGATTTCTGTCAGTCGCTTCCCTTGTACTTTCGTAGTGCTACCTTTCTTATGACATACTCCCCCGTTATTCGCAAGGAATTATTGGGTGACTAGCGTGGCTGCGCCCTTGCGAGTGCTTGGGTGTCTTACTACCACTCCCCAATTCGGCAATGCCCTGCCGAAGTATATTCTCAGCTGCGAAGAGGTCTCTAGGATGAACTGCACCACAACTAGGGCAAGTCCAAATCCTATCACCCAATGACAGCTTATCATTCTTATAACCACAAGTGCAAAGACGGCTCGATGGGAAGAATCGGTCAATCTTATGAACCTGAACGCCATATTTTTTCGCAACGTACTCCAACTTCACAACGAAATCGCCATGAGCCAAGTCAGACATCTTGCGTCCCCAACGCCTTGTCATTCCCTCCAAGTTCAAATCCTCCAAACAAATCAAGTCATAACGCTTGCAAAGCTCATGTGCTAGTTTCCATTGGAAGTCGGAACGCTTGTTCACGATGTTTCGATACAATCGCTCCAACTCCAACTTCTTGCGCTTGCGGTTGTTGCTGCCCTTCTTGCACTTCGAGAGGTTGCGAGACCTGCGCCTAAGCTCCTGCAAGTCAGCTTTAAGGAACTGAGGGTTGTTAATCTCACGCCCATCACTCAAAGTCATGTACTTCTTCAATCCGAAGTCGATGCCCACGGATGCACCATCGTGTGACTTTCCGTAAGGCTCGGCTTGCTTGTCTAAGCAAAGGATAATGAAGTATTCGCCCAGCTTGTTGCGCTTAACCGTCACCCTCTTGACATTACCATCATAAGGACGGCTCAGAATGAATTTGAAAGACTTCTTTATCTTATTTATCACAAGCTCGTTTCCTTTAAGAGAATAACCATTCTGTTGAAATACAAAAGAACAAAATTCGGATACTTTCTTGAACTTAGGTGGACGCTTTGCATCATGCTTAAAGAAACGCTTGTAAGCTATATCCAACCTATTCAAAATTTCCCTAACAGTTTGAGCAGCCAACAACACAGGTTTGTAACGCTTAGAGAAATGCTTATGTATCGTAAACCTTGGAATATACTTGTGATACAACTTGTAATATCTCTTCTGCAAGGCAAGCGCACGATTCCAAACATAGCAAGCCTCACGGAGCATCTTATCCAAATGCTTCGTCTTCTTCGTCCGATATAGCTTGTACTTGTATGAAATCATATTCCTAAATTTTAAACAGTTTTTGAAAGGTGTGTCTCACCGAAATCCACTTGCAAAGATACGAAATTTTCTTCATATATGCAAGGGAATTGGCAAGAACTTTTACCGAATAATTATACCTTGTTTCTTTACGCAACCATTGATAGCATTTCTTTTGATTGCATCTGAATCCATTGGCAACCATACTTGCGGAAATAGATGTCTGAATCAAACCTCTTGCCATCCACGATAATGTAATTACCCTTACACTCAAATTTGTGGTTTCGGGTCAATGGGACTAGCAGATAGACCGCCATGTCCTTTTTATCCAACACCAGTGTAAGGTCAGTACCCAATACATGTGAAATAGTGTTGTCTTTGTCGTCGCTCAACACACCAAACTTATCATCGTATCTCACATAAAGATTATCCATCAAATTCTTATCCATATCGTTCATCAAATTCTTATTCATATCGTTTCTAACTTTAAATCCAAAATATAATATATGTGCAGTTTAACGTGTGCGCTCACTTATCTAACTCTTAGGCAGCAACCTTAATAAAGTTGAAGAACTTCATTTGTCGCCAAGCTTGTTTCTCAACGTCCCAATACTTAACGCAGTCCTTGCAAGCATATCCCTTACCATTTGGGGTATAGTCTATCAAAGACTCCTGCAAAGTGCCAAATGCCTGACGGATTGAGCCATCCACCTTCTGAAAGTAGAACTCAACAACTCTTTTCTTCATTGCCAGCTTCAACTTCAAAACTGCCCAAGCTTGCTTCAAGCACTCTGACCAGCTCATTGTTGCTGATTTCAACTCAAAGGCTCTGTGTGCCATTGCCATCACTTCTCTCATCATATTCTTGAATGAATTAGCCATAATCAACTAAACGGTTTTACGAGTGCCACTCGGCTGCATAGCAGCAATTAATAGTTATTGTTTCTTGTTTACGCATGCAAAGGTAATACTATTATTTTACTCCACCAAATAAAAGTACTATTTATATATTACTTTTAACTCTTATTAGTAAAATAATAGCATTACATTCTAAATATAAAACACTTTTTAATAATATTCTCTTTTTACTTTGCCAAAATTTGCGTACCTTTGCGTCAAAATAAAGTATTACCTTTAATATATATAAGATTATGTTTAGAATTGAAGAAATATTAAAAGAACGTGGTCTTACCAAAAAGGCTTTTGGAGACCTTATAGGGACATCAAAACAAAACGTAAATGCCCTTTTGAAGAATCCGACACTTAACAAATTGGAAGCAATCGCTAACGCTCTGGAAATCCCAATTTGGCAACTCTTTGTATCCACAAACGAATTGTCTGAAAATAAATCGGATGCTACAAGTGATTTCATCGCCCTAATAAAGCAAGGTGGTGAGTTGTATTCCGCATCATCCATCGCTGAGGCTAGGAATGTGCTGGATACGCTGGAAAACAAAAAGGAGGGGAAGTAGTATTCCTCTCCTTTTATTAAATTTATTTATTTCCTATACTTGTATTTTGTATTACCAAGAAATGGACGCAACGAAAACAACTTCTAAAATTCTTATCCATTTGACATTTCCTTTTTAAGTTTCTTTCTTTGAGCCAAGAACATAACAATCTCCTCGAAATCTTCGCAATTCAAAAGCATCTGACCAACCTGCCATTCCATGGCTTTCTGCTTGGCATCCTCCATGCCCTTTGCAAAGAATGTGATTTTCTTGTCTTGGCTTCGATTCTCTGCCGTTACTTCAAGTGTTCCGAATTCAAGTTCGGTAGTGTTTATACAGAGACCTTCATCAAAGAGCCTCTGTAGATAATTAAAAAGGTTACTCTTTTCCATTTTTCAATCTTTCATTTTCCTCCTTCAATAAATCATCAATCTCCTTGCGCTTTGCTCGCATGTCTTCAAACCATTTTTTTGGTGTTCTTGGACACCCTATAAGCCAATGATCGAAGTTTGGAATAGGCAAATTGAACTCACTAGCTTCAATAGTATAATCGTACCACTTCAACAACTCTTCTTCGGGAGCTTCCTTGTCAATATCAGTTACAATAGTAGCCATATCGAAAGTTAAATCACCGCAATTGGCTATTCCACCTGTATCAATCCAATATGTCTCCGGATTATCCAATCCGTAAAACTCATGCTTCTCACAAAATGCCTCCAAGTAAGCATTGCAAGCATTCTCGTAATCTTTCTTTAATTTTTCCTTATCCATAATCATAAACCCTTAAAAAGTTTCTTAACCTCTCTCTTCTCCTCCTTTGGATGGGAGCACATCACAACTTGCGCTCTTTGATTGTGTCTTACCTGCCATTCGCAAGTGTTGCATCCCAAGTCACCAACCTTATTAACAGCATTGGTGTATCTGCCTTTCTCACCATAGGGGCAATCGGTAACGAAATCCTTTCTTCCCCAGATGTACTCATCTATCTTGTATGAGATAGCATTTGCTTTCTCCTTTTTCTCTTTATTATTCAAAAACATCATATCATCATTATTTAAAATAGACATAGCTGACCATCATCAGCGACCTTAACATTATTCTCAGGAAACCAAAGTTCCTCAAATATTATCTCCATGCATGCTACAACAATAGAGTTTCCTGCAGCTTTTTGAAGACTTGACTTTGACACTCCACTTTCAAGCATCCGGTCTATGTATTCTTCGTCAACGTTCATCAAACGGAAGAGTTCTCTCGGAGTCAAACGCCTAATGCGTAACCTTGTCTTTCCAAGCACGACCAAGGAGTCCTTGCTCGCAGATGTAATGGTATTAGCTATATTCTTTCCAAACTCAACCTTTGGACTATGCTTTTCGCCTTTTATCCACTCCCCTTCAGAACGAGTCCTTATAGCTGCACCCATAGGCTCTTTCCATTCATTTGGTACAAATTTCTCTTTACATAGCAGAGCATCGCTCAAAAAGTACTTTTCGTCCACATTTTCCTCCAAGACATCAACCAAATGTTTCTTCAGCTTTGTCTTTCTCGGAAAATGATAATCCATCTTATCACCATCATTTCGTATAGAGAGCATGAAGACACGTTTTCTGTTCTGAGGAACACCGCAGTCGGCAGCATTTACCACCTTTGCATAATTGGCATATCCGTATGATTCCAGCTCCTTGCGCCACTTGTTGAAGAACCCGATGAACTTTGTTTGAACCAAAGCCTCTACATTCTCCATTAAGAGGTATTTCGGTCTCTTGGTAATAATGGCGTTTCTTGTGAACCAAAGGATAGAGGATCGTGTATTGCTTCCCTCCTCTATTCCTTTCTGTTTTCCAGCTTGCGAAACAGACTGGCAAGGTGTTGAATATGTCAGCAAGTCAAAGTCTTTAACCTTGCTCCAATCTATCTTTGTCATATCACCGAAATTCTTTCCGGACAGACTAGGAAAGCAAGCATTATGCAAGGCTATTGCACTTGGCTCTATCTCAGACCATCCGATGCACTCGTAATCGAAATCAGAATATTTCTTCTTCAGTCGCTCCAAAGCCATCAGTTGAGAGTCATATCCGGCACATAGTTCAAATGTCCGTATCTTCATTTCTCTAAGCTTTTGAATTAACTCTTAACCCTGCCTTTATCTCGGCAGCTATTCTACCTTCGTTTGCCAATCTGTCGCAAAGCTCATTGTACTCAACACCCGAATGGCTCTTCACCTTGCGCCAAGTGATGTGTGCTACATGAGCGGAATGCTTTCTAAACTTCTCCATCAAGTCTAAGTTCTTGTGTGCAGAATAAACACCGCTCAAAGTCTTAAGTGCATATTGGCTATCACTATGAACCGTCACAACCGCACCTTGTGGGCAATGACCAACACCACAGATGATTGCCAAAAGCTCCATACGGCTAATTGTCGTGTCTATAGTTCCGTAGTTTCCCTGCTTATACACCTTGCCTTCGTGTAAAATCACATAGGCAGCACCACCAGTGTACTTTCTTCGCTTGGTATCAGTCCTAAGTACCGCAGAACCATCTGTCCACACTTCGTAGCAGTCGTGCATCTTCTCTTCCTTGGTCTTGAACTTGAAACCATGCTTGCGGTATGTCTGGCTCGGATTCTTCAAGGAATTCCATTTCTTGACCAAATCCTCCCTTTTCTTAGGGACTTTACCGCTTGGCAGCAACCATCCGACATCATCAAAGCGACCATAAAGCCACTTTAGGTTGTCTTTCATAAAACCTGCCATCGAGCAATACATTGCAAACTCTTCATAAGTTGGTTTTGCAACGTTTCTGTGCTCATCGCCCTCTTTCTGTTTTCTTTCTCCCATAGCTTCTTTCTTTTCCTTGTTTCTTTAATCAACCTCACACACGCATGAGTAGTTTATATACGTAAGTGAAATATACTACGTATATTCCCCTTACCTCTACAAGCTCCCTTACGCACGCAGGTTATTTATAGATTTTTCTCTCTACTATTATTACGTTCGATTTTTTACCCACTTCATCTTTCGCTCAATAATTTTTGGGTTCGTTCCGCTCTTCGACTTAGATACTTGGCTCTTTAGAACTTTGTATTTGTTTGCGCATCGTAATTGCCCCTTTCGATATTTTGCCGAAATGATGATTAGATTTCCAAACGCATCATAGTAATGCCAATTATTAGTACAAGCACATGCGTCTATTCCGACTTCTGTGCATTGAACTATTTTTTTTACGGCACCAGACTTGACAAGCTTCTTGATAGTCTTCCCTACTTGGTATCTAGTCGAACAAGTATCTTTCATCATTCTGGCGTATGAATAACTTGTGTACTTTTCATTGAATGGTCTTTCCAACATACGAGCTTCCGTTTTTTTGGCACTACGTACACTTTTAATCGTATTTCCATTGACGGCTCTACAATGCGTATTGGAGACATTTTCAATGACATTGATTTTGTTGCTCACAACGACATCACACAAAAGACTTCTCAACTGAGGCAAGGTTAGTTTGGTTATCTCGCATCGTCTTGTCTTGTAGCTGTACTGGAAACTGTCATACAACCTGTTCGCTATGATTCTCTTCACACCGAACTTATTAGTTTCGATTCTACAATATCCAAATTTAACTGATAAATCCAAATATTGTTTGAAATCTTTCTTGTTGTAGCCCATCACTTTAGCTGCTTGGTTTGTAGATCTAAAATGAAGGTCTGATGCACGGAATAAAAATTTTATCTTTAAGGCAAAACAAAATCCCACCAAGCGATTCTTATCGCCTAGTGCAATTTTAGCTTGCTTGATACCAATTCTAATCTGATGCATAAGAACTCGTTTCCTTATTTATTTAACTTATCTGTGTTTCGCCTACTCCAACAATTATAGCCCATTATTAACTTAGAACTATCTAAGGATGTTTCGACTCAAAACAAGGATTCTAAAAAGAAATCCTTACCCTTCATTCGTCTGACCCCGAAATCTAGGTAAGGATTATCGTAGTATGGCTTTCGCCACTGGAAATCTTATTGATTCTTGTAAGCGGGTCAGCACCAACAAAGCACGTTGCAAAGTTACTAATTTGTTTTCAAAATGCAAGGGCTTTAATGCACAGAATTACAGGCATTATGCTTTCTTAACACAGAATGCCATATTTAGTTACATATATAAAACTATAAATGCATTAAATCGCTTGCATTTTTGATATTCCACACTCTAATGCATTTTCAAGATATAAAAAAAGAGCAACCACCATCACTGGCAGCTGCCCCACAAGTTGTTACCTAAAAACCAATCTAAAACCCTAATAACTAAAAACCAACCTAATGAAAAAACTTTTTCTTGTATTTTACCGTGAGAAAGAAAATCATTGCTACCAGCGTCAAGGAAACGACCCAAAAGGAAATCATTCCGAATTTCCAATAGAATAAGTCCCATCCCGCCAAGTCTTTCTCGATATATTCCTTTTTGGTCTGGACAATACTCAACTCTCTGTTGAGACTATCCCTCTGAGCCTTGTATATACTTGCTCGCTCTGCTATCTCCTTATAATGAATAAGGCTATCACGAACCTTGGATAGTTCCTTGCTATCCCTGTATCTAATCTCTATGTGAATAGAATCCTTACCTAGCACTTTACCACTCTCATCTACCCTTGTCTTGACATCATCCTTTATGTATGTGGAATCCTTAACCTGCTTTTCGGTCTGCTCCCAATGATAAGAGAGTAAGCTATCCTGAATGAGCCTGACCCTTTCATTGACGATAGAGTCCCAGTGAGCATAATTAGTAGTGTCTCGCACCACCTTTTCCACTTCTACATATTTCGTTGTCCGGCATCCGTACATCATCAGCATGATGAAGAAACCTACCAATATGGTAACGAGCCAACGCCACCAATCAAATCTTAGTTGCATATCAACCTCCTTTTTGAGTGCAAAGGTACAAATTATATTATATATGGCACAAAAAGAGCCATTTGGGTTATTTCCAAAACCCGAATAAGTGAAAAACTAGCCATTTCTGTTAACGAATGTAATCAAGCCTACTATTATAGCCAAAAGACGTTAAAGCAAAGAAAATGATTTGAATTTTTATTGCATATTTCAAATATTCTTTGTATCTTTGCAACAGAATTAGAAAGGTGAGACACACCTTCAGAAACTGTATTATTAACAATTAAGCCCTATCGCATCACGGCAAGCGAAAAGAATATGGCAACAACTAATAAAAAAAGAATGCGTGAGTTCTTCGAGTTCGGATTTGAGCAAGTTCAAGCTAAGTCCATCATTAAGGAGTGTAACTTCATTGCAGATGCTAAGGAGTTCGCAAAAGGTGGCAAGTTCGAGCGCTTCGCAGACTACACAAGAGAGCGTTTCGAGAACGAGTTTCAATGTGCCCTTTTGTTCGCATAATAACCATTTAAACTTACGGATATGAAAGAATTAAGCTTGACAACAGATTTGATGTTTAATCGCATTCTCGCTAAAAACAATTTTAAGTATGAGGATGAAGAAACAGCCAAAGAAGAAATAACTAAAATGCTATCTGATACAGACCTCACTGTAGTTGAGAGTAGATGCAAGGCTATAGAGATGGTCAATCCAGACAAGAGCCTAGAAGTACAAAAATCTATTATAGCAGAAGGTTATCTATTCTTAAAAAATGAATATGCAATCTCTATGCGACTTATCCAATATAACGCCTATGGTACGATGAAGTTTGCATACGTTGTAAAAAGCATAACTATTTAGATTTACGGATATGAAAGAGATTAAAACATACAATTTCTATAATAATGGAGACCAAAGCCATCTTAACATTTACTTTAAGGATGGAACGCAATGGTGTAGAACTATCTTCCAAGAAGACTTGAAAAAAGTTATCAAGGAGAAAGAAGGTTGCTTCGAAGAGATTATGAACAAATACAACAACTTGCAAAAAACTCTATAATATGGCAAAGAGAGAAATACCACTTTTCATCATTGACAACACTCGAAATCACAAGCGAGGAGAATGTGACTTCCTAGTTTGCACGGATAAGGACAACGGCTTTATCGCATAGGTTGCCCAAAGCGTGGTGTGAGTTGCCGCATCCAGATACAACAAATGATAGGCAAAAACAGCCGACCAAACGAGATTAGAACCTTGCTTAAAAAGGGTATGGACTATTTCGTGAAGACGGTTCAAAAACCTATCCACGTCAATGCACCAACCAAGGATGAGTGTGCCACGTTCCTAGAGATGCTTATCAGAATGAACAAGCAAGCTCTTGACGAGGCTGGCTCAGACTACGATGCCCACAAAGTTGTGGAGAACACCATCAAGATGTTGCAAGCATCAGCGGATTACCTCAAAGAAGATGTATAATCTTAGAGACCCACGAATGACTAAGACGCACATTGTATGTTCCTTGGTCGCATTGATAATTTGGTATGTAATTTATAAAATATTCATAATATAATATGGAGCATCAAAACATTCTGTCCTACATAGCAAAGGACATACAAAAGACTTGTGAGAGACTTGGCATTTACGCTGAGTTCATACCCATGGACGAGAAGCACATCGTGAGTTCTGACTTCAAGATGCAGCCTGCAATCTTCAAGAGCATTCACGTTGAGGCTGACCTCCGCATTTACCCTTCAGAAGTATCGGGAGAAGATGATGTGCTTGACATAGACGTTAGCTTGCATTATCGCTACTACCATTGGGAAGGTGGCGAGAATGGTTGCAACATCGGTTGGATGAAATACCAAATACAACAAGCCCACTTCAATAAGGACAAAGTGTATATTGATAATTTCGAGAGTCTTTGTACCATCAAGAGATGGCGAGGTGTTGAACTTTAAAATAAAACTATATGAGTAAGACAAAAAACAATATTCCGTATGAGAGGCAGATGCTTCCCATTCTTCGCAACTACGACAAGCTGGTAGAAGGAAACAAAGCAATGAAAGCTATTATAGCGAACATAAGCAAAGTTTGTAAGCCCGAAGATACCGTCCTCCAATTCAAGAAACTAGATGGACAAGTCAAAGACTTAACGAACAGACTTAATGTATGCAAGAAAAAAATGGGAGAAATAGACAATTTGGTTAGGGATAAATTAGAACGAGAGCACTTTTTCGTTTCCAATAGAAGTACCACCCTAGCAAACGTAAGGCTCTTAACAAAATAGATATGGATAACAAGAAAAGTAACAGAGGAGGTGCAAGGGCTGGAAGCGGACGAAAGAAAGGGAACAACGTGAACCTTTGCATAAGGATGCCAAAGGAAACCGTGGACTATATAAAGCAGAAGTCCAAGGAGGAAAATGTTCCAATAGGCTCTTGGATAACCACCAAGCTAGGACTTTAACGAAGATAGCCCCACCGACTAGAACGATGGAGCTATTTTTGTGTTATTAGCTGTTTATTACACGTCCATCATTGCAGACGAGCTTTCCGTACTTGATGTTCCCGACACGTCTGAGCCAACCCTTCAGATTTACCTCTTGCTTAGGGTCGTTCTTCACGATGTCGTTAAGGTAGGTAATCCTAGCGACCTTCAGACTGTCGAACAAGACCCACTGTCCTTGATTGAAGTTATTGATAGCCGCCAAGGTGTTCTTGCCCATGATGCCGTCCACCTTTGTTCCTACAACTTCCTGTATCTTCTGGATGGCCTTTGAACATCCGCTATTGTAGGCGAAGTCCACTAGGAGGTTCGCCACTGACTGGTTGTTTATCTTGTCAGCCATGCAAACATCCCAGTAGTTCCTCTTGAACACTCGGTCATAATCTGCCTTGGTAAGCAACTTCACATCCTCGGCATTGATTACCCCATCACCATTCTTGTCATATCCAACCTTCTTCCAAGTAGCGAGCGTGATTCCGTATTTTGTCGCATTTCCACGGTCGCTTTTTCTGTTGGTGTACTTAGACGATTCCCAACTAAGTACGAACTCGCTTAAAATCTCCGATTTAGCCATTGTCTTTTTCCTCCAACTTTAAGTTATTGTTATTGTGTTCGCCACGTTCCCCTATAGTCTTGGTAATGCCAGCCGTGACGAACAAACTAGCCACACTACCAACAAATGCACTTAACCCCATCAAATCGGTCTTGATAGTCCCATAAGTTACCACTTCCCACACTAAAATAAAGCAGACAACCAGGAGCATCAAGAAACCTATCAAAGTAACGGACACTAAAAAGAATGCCTTGCTTGAATGTCCGCTATTAACTTGTATGAGTAATTTCAGATACTTTATCATAATTTAATCCTCCCTATCACGATATATCGCATCTTCTTCCTTTTCAACCAACGATTCTAAGGATTCTCGCTTTCTTGGTGGGGTTCTAAGTTGACATCCATCCTTGATGCATCTATTCCATTGTGCCTCATGCAAGGCAAGCTTCAAATCGTTCTTCTCGTCCCTAAGATTGCGTATCGTAATTCTGTATTGGTTGATTTCCTCATACAATTCATCTACTTTACTGTTAAGATTAACGACCGACTCGTTGGAACGTTCATAGAGAGCCTTCCACTCATCGGCATATGATGAAATAGTCTTATTCTCTTCCTGTGATGCGAGTGCCGCCTCCTTTCGTTTTCTACTATTATAGTACAGCAACGTGGAGATAACTCCCGATGCGCAAAGAAGATTAATTCCCGTCTGTATTAATTGAATAGTTTCCGCTGTCATTTCCTTATGTTTTTTGTTGCAAAGATAGCTATTTATATATAATAATGTGAAAATAGCCGAGTCAGAAAACTACACAATTAATTTTTGTGCAAATAATTAAATTTTTCCTTAAACAAAGTTATAACACATTAAATTATTTGCTCTATCAATAAAATCTCATTACCTTTGCAAATACAGGTGAGTCACACCATAAAAAACTGAATAAAAATGAAGATAATAGAACAAGACACAATAGACATCATTAAGACGCACATAAATGAGCGACCAAGATACAAGTTGGCACAAAGAATGGGTGTCAGCGTAAAATTTCTATATAAGATATTGCACGAATGCGATTGTAATTTTGAGCACAAAAGATTTGTTCCACAACCCAACAGGAAACGTGATGAACAAATCATAAATCTCTATCCTAACCATTCGGTCAAAGAGATTGCCGAGATTGTAGGGTGTCATCCATCTACAGTAGGAAAGGCGGCAAAAAGACTAAAGCTTACTCATTCGAAAGAAACTATCGAAAGACTTAAAAAGAATAGTTTGGCAAACTTAAAGAAAGCGTATGAGAAAGCAATAATAAATAAGAGGGTAAAAAGTTGGAAAAGAACTATGCGTGCAGAAAAGCTCAGATTTATGTCCTGCATTCCGCAGAAAACGAATCTTAGATTTTCAGAGTTACCTGCAAAAGCATATCACGCCAAATACAATCTCATTACGAAACATGGGTATTTCGGTTTTGAAGGCGAACCTTATATCTTGGGTTATGACCGGAATACTCGTAGGATGGATGAGGAATACTACAAGAACAAATATGGATTTTCTTTTGAGGAGGACGAAGAATGCCAAGAAGATTGACACAGGAACAGATGGACTACATCAAAGCCCATATCAATGACTACCCACGAAAGGAAGTAGCCAAGGCTGCTGGTGTAACCTTACATACATTATATAAGTATATCACTATTTTAGGTGGTACGAAAATAGACAATAAATTGAATAATGAGACTATCCGTAAAATCTCCGACATGTACCAAACGATGACGGCAAGAGAAATATCAGAAGTAACGAATATTCCTCAATCGACAATTTTAGGACAGGTCAGTAAGCTTGGATTGAAACATAACGCAGAAACGGCAGACAGAATTCGCAAAGAGCGTAACAAGTCTTTGAGAAACTATTGGAATAAAGAAAAGTATGCCAATAAAGGCAGAAAGTTGCATATGCAATATAAAATGGACGAACTTAGAGTGTTGTCGGGTAAGCCTCAAGAAACAAGGTTAAGAATAAGAAAACTCTCCCCAAAGGCTTTGAATGCGAAGATGTATTTGCGAAAGTCTTATAACTATTTCTACTCTAAGGGTGAGCCGTTTATTCTCTGCTATGACTCCGAGACGAAAAGACATCCGAAAGAGGAATACTATACACGAAAGTTTGGCTTTAAATTTGTGTGCGCTTAGTTTCCGTTTGCAATTCCGTTTGCATTTTTTTTGTTTTCTGCAAACGGAATTTGCAAACAAGCCTTTGTTTTTTTCGCCCATTCGAAAGTATGATATTACCTCCTATCACCTTAACTACTTGATTATTAGCGGATAAAAGAAAGTTTGATAGAGTTATTAAACCTTTTGCTTATTATTCGTAACTTTGCAGCCGTAACGTTACATAGAGTTAGTTTAATTAAGGTTTAACACAAAAAGATTATTCTTATGGAGACATCAAAAACTTATGTTTTTAATCCAGAGGGTTCAGGTAACAATGGAGGAATGATGAGCTTGATAGCTCCTTTGCTCCAACAGAGAGGCGTTGACCCAAACGTTCTTCTTGCGATGAAGGATAATAACGGATTCGGCAATGGTGATGGTTCTTGGTTCATTTGGCTGCTCTTTATCCTTTGCTTCTGCGGTTGGGGCGGTAATGGTTTCGGCTTTGGTGGCCGTGGCAATGGCGCAGGTCTTGCTAATGAAATCAACAATGACTATGGTCGTTCCTTGCTTATGGATGCAATCGGTGGCAATCGTAATGCACTCAGTAATCTCGCTACCCAGCTCAATTGTACAGAAGGACAGATTCAGCAAGCAATCTCTGCTTTGACTACCCAAGTCCAGAACGTGGGCAACCAAGTAGGCATGAGCGGAATGCAAACTATCAACGCTCTTCAGCAAGGTAATATGCAGATTGCATCACAACTCGCTGATTGCTGCTGCCGTGTAAATAACAATATTACGGCTATGGACGGAAACGTCAAGTTGGCTATGTGTCAGCAGACTGGCACTTTGCAGAATGCCATCAACAATGTAGCCGTAGGACAGGAGCGTGGCTTCTCTAACGTGGCTTACGAGACTCAGAGACAGACTTGTGATTTGCACAACGCAATAAAGGAAAGCACTCAGACCATCGTTGACGGTCAGAAGCAGGCTGAGATGCGTGAGATGCAGAACAAGATTGATTCTCTTCGTGAGGAGAACAGTACCTTCAAGTCTTCCGCTATGACATCACAGATTGTGGGTCAGGCTGTAGCACCTATCAATGCGGTATTGGCTGGCTTGCAGAGTGAGGTGGCTGGTATCAAGTGTAAGTTGCCAGAGACGGTAACTACTCCTTACAGCCCATTTACTGCGGTTCCTAATTGTGTCGCTTATCAGGCTGGTCTGTATGGTTTGAATGCTGCCAACAACGGATTCTGGGGTTAAAGAAAGGAGGCTGCTATGTTATGGATGAGACCTTTTGCATGGGTTAATCGTAACGGCTCGGCAGCTATCGCATCTACAGGCGTGGTGGTGAACACCGAAAATGTCGTTTTCTCGTTCAGAAACCACGCCTTCGTGAATGCTAACTATAGGGGAACTATCTTTGTGAACCTACATCAAGCTATTCCGACTGGTACGACAAATACGCTGCCAATCCTTTTCGAGACCAATGGCGTAACCCAAGCTGTAACTAAGTTCAACGGCAATCCTTTGACGGTAGCCGACATTGCAGGAACTGGAGTTTATCAGTTTTGGTTCGAGCGAGATACTAACACCCTTCAGCTAATGACGGGTATTGTTTAACAATTAACATTACAAAGCTATGTTTCAAGGACTTCGACCTAACAGCATATTCTATGTGCTTGACAAGGGTGAAAACCCAAGTCTTAAAATCGGACAGGTTGTATCGGTCAGTAACCCACAACCTAAGTTCCCAACATATACTCCTGGGCAATTCAACCCACAACCAATGGAGACTACCGTTGATGTTGTCGTAAAATTGCCTAATGAACAAATGGAGTTCAAACAACTCCCATCCAATATGCAAATTGCAAATTCGGAAAACCTCGTGGTTTCTGAAAGCCGTGAAGCTATGGATGCGGAAGTTGAGGCTATGTATCGGCATTCTAAGGAGATTGTGGAAAGCGAGCCATACCACAAAAAGGTTATGGAAGAGTGCGCAAAGATGCGTGCCGTATTGAATCCACAAATAGCCAAAGACAGACAACAGGAAGAAGACATCAATAACCTCAAAAGCGAGGTTAGTGGAATGAAGGGAACTTTGACCGATATTAAGTCTATGTTGTCAGTGGCTTTGGAAAAAGTTAATACAAAAAAGTAAATCATTATGGGATACATGATAGAAATTACCGAAAACAAGGTAAATGAAATGTCGGAACTTGTAGAGAAGATGCTTAAGTATGGTGGTAAACTCATGCACTGCATTGATGAAATGGGGGATGACAAGTATGGACGAATGGGTCACAGAAATCCAATGCCGGATTACCGAGACAATTGGGATGACGATGATGACCGCTATGGTGAAAGACATGGTGGTCGCAGAGGTGGCGGTTATCGCTATTAGTATTACACTTTGAGGTGGGGAGAAATCTCCACCTCCTTTAAAAGCTTTTATTATGGGAAGATACAAAATACCACTTGACGCATACGATATGAAGCCGGAAGGGATGATTGCATACCTTCGCTACAATGGCTGGCACTTCAATAAAAAGATGTGCGATTGGGCTATTACCTTAATGCGCAAGACAAACGCAACAACTGGTAAGCTCGAAAAAGTTGAACCGACAGAAAAAGATACAGTCGAGGAACTTCTTAAAGTCAACAACGTAAAGTTGGAGAATGCCGACAATTACGATTTCGTTTATGTCGCAAACATGGCTAGAGCCGATTTCTTTAAGTCTTCTTTAAAAGACGAAGCTGCTTTGGCTCAATTCATTAAGGATATGGTGGATGACCCAGACCAAGCGGACGGATTTATTTTCAATAGATTTTATGCCGATTGCAACCATAATGGTATCGGCATTCCATGGGATGATGTATTATGATTAAACAAGAAATTTACTTGGAGAAATACGATTGGAATGTGATTGTATGTCATGTAGCTAATCAAGAAGATGTTGACGAAGCTATGGACTTACTAAGTTCCATTGATTGTAAGGGGCAACCATTATTGGATGCATACGACCACATTTCAACCGATTCTTCAAACAAAGGATTGACATACACAAATGTTTCAAAGAAAACAAGTATTGTGCTCATTTGCAAGTCTACTTCTGAAGGTGAGTATATAAATAGTCTCACACATGAAATGTTTCATGTAGTAGCACATATATGCAACCATCTGGGAATAGATATGCAAGGCGAAGAACCATGCTATCTTATGGGATGGCTCTGTCAGTCGATATTATAGAAGATTTCCTTATAAGTTTAACTTGGCGGGCAGACCTTGGATTTTTCCATCTGCCCTCCTATAAAATTACAAGAATATGAGTTGTTCGAAAATCAAAAATTACCTTTATGAACGTTTTAATGAGGATTTTAACGTTCTATCTGAGAATGAAAATCGAGTTATCATTACATTTGATGATAATGACTTGTCGGTACTCGTAAACAAGATGGAGAATAAATTATTCATTCTCGTTCCGCTAACTAATATGCATTCGTTTGAACATCATCCGGATTGGATCTTGGTAGATGGCGAACGCATCAATAGCAACCTATTTTGGAAGGAATGCGGCAACCAAATGATAGAATATCAAGGTGATGCCCCTATAGCTATCAAGCAAGACACCATAGAGAGAATTGTTAATGATTTCATTAAAAACAGATAACGTTTTAAAATTTGCATTAATTTATTTGCAAAGCCATCTTTTTTGTCGTATCTTTGCACTATAATAAAAATGGTGAGACACACCGAAACAACTGTGTTTTACAAACTTAATTTTCGTAGATAAAGATATTAATATATCAATATAGAAAAAAGCAAAATTATGACAGAAAAAGGATATTTAATCAAGAAAAAAGTATTATTCATTGATTTAGACGACACGATTATTACAACTATATCAGGAAACACCTTTCCTACAGATGTAACAGATTTCAAAATCCGTAAAGAGGTTTTGGATAAGATTGTAGATGCATTCCCTACTCTTTACTATGTGGAAATAGTCTCAAACCAAGGAGGCATCCCTCAATTTGTTGACGAACAGGATTTCATCGGAAAGATAAAGGCTATTGAAAGCTTTATGCAAAAATATCTTCGCAATCATACCGGACGAAATATCTTCGTCAACTCTATGTATTGCCCATCGCATGCAGAGATAGGAATGAGAAAGCCAAATACAGGAATGCTTGAGTCGTATTCTTCTTGGAAGAAAAGTGAGCTGATAATGATAGGTGATGCTAGCGGAAAAGAAGGTGACTTCTCGGACTCCGACAAAAAATGCGCAGAGAAATTCGGAATTGAGTACATTGATGTAGAAGACTTCTTGAAAATATGAAAACAATAAAAAAGAGAGGCAATCACTTACCTCTCTTTAACGTCTAATCAAAACTTAGCCCAATCTTCTATATCAATGTCCTTATCCCAGAAATCTTCTATTCTTGCATAAAGGGCATCAATATTAGCACAATGCAAGGAACTGAGTTTCTTCTTGAATACTTCCATATCCACATCATACTTCTTATCGAGTGAATCGTAAATCACTGAATCTTCACAATGAGCAATAAGCATTTTGACGTTATATCTTATCGAATCATTGATAATTGTTCTGTTGAACGAATCCGCAAGGAACATCCATTCGTTTGGCGAGAATATACCACGAAGCTCTGTCGTAGATATTAATCTTATACTCTGTAATGTATTGACAGTATCAATAACAGCTTGATTGATGGACTTGCCATCCTTAGTGAGCCAATCCGCAATTTCCTGCGGAAGGCGAATTGTTGCATTCTTAGTCTCTTTCATATCTATAACATTTAAATATTATTTCAAAGATTACGTTTTATTTCAGCTCAAACTCCTTAATCTCATAGATAGAAGATTCTTCCTTATACTCTACTGGGAACCCCATCATGTATTCCGTATGCTCTGCCACATGAACATAGATAGGTACATCCAAATAGAAATTATCTTTTGTAGGAATCATCGCCTCCTCTCCGTCAAAAGTACGGACATACTGAGTAACTTCGGTAAACTCATCTTTTTGAGGAAGTGTGCAAAAAGCTATTTCCTTAGAACTGAAAATACTAATTATTATTTTGTTGCAAATTACAACATATACTTTCTGATTATACATATTGATTGCACTTATCCGTGTTGGCGAGGGCTGAAATCTTAATTAATCTTCATACTTGTAGTAAAGCTTCAATGGAGACTCCCCATCACAGGTGACTGTAAGAGTAAGGTTCTTACAAACAATCTTAGCATTTGCCTTTGCTTCTTCTACACTCATATCCATATCGTAAGCAAGACCATCCTTACTTGCGATATACTCATTAGCAATTTCCATCGCTTCTGATTTTGTCCTTGGGAAAAAATTAATTTTCTTCATATCTTGCTGTACTTTAAGTTATTGTATTATTTACGTTCGCAAAGATAATAAGAAAAAATTAAATATGCAAATACTTAGCACACAAATATATGTGCTTTAATGTTTTTTAATAGAATAGCCCGATATATCCTATATAATAAGGTGTATCGGGCTACGAACTTGTTATTGTAGATACAGATACAATCCTTCCCCGAACCACATTATCAATATCATAGTTGACATTGTTATCCAAGTCAAGAAGTACTTATCGACCTTCTTATACTCGTAAGAATAGTATAGGTATGCAATGAATGTGCTGTTGATGATTACCATTATCGCTACTATAATCAAAGTACAAAACATATAATCCATACTCATATATGCTCGCTTATCCGTGATGCGATAGGGCTTATACGTTATGATTTTCTCTTGCTTTTTATATAGTGTAGTATATCCCACTTCTTAAAATATCGGGTATGTCCTCGCTTTTTGCAAACGCCATTTGGAATGTCACCTCTAGCAACCATACGATTGAGTGTAGCATCAGAAACGTGAAGTTTCTCCTTGACTTCCTCTGTACTCAACATAGGATTGAGCATATCTGGGATGATGTCACACAATCTATCTAGGTCATCATCGCTCATTCCGCAAGCGGTGACCTTCTCGCCATTTCTCTGTTGCTCGTCTGCCTTGAAACAAGCATCACTGAGCGACTTTAAAGCCGTGCCGAGTATCTTATAATTCAATATCTTTCCCATATCTTATGCACAAATTTTACGTCCTAGTTTCGTATCATTAACAAACATTCTAGCAAAGCTATACAAATAGAATATAGTTGTCACGACCATGACCGTAAAGCAGGAATCCACCATATCTTTAGTTGTGTACCAACTCCACTCTACAATATGAGCCGCATTGATGCCTAAGTAGTACATAAATGGAATGCGATACCACTGGCACAAGAAGAAAAATCTACTTGCCAGTATCGTCACCATCGGCAGGACGTAAACCATGAAATAAATAAAGATATAGCAAGGCATATTTTCATTATATGGGATAAACATCTCACGTGGATGCTGAGAGAACTCCCAAATGCCGTATGCGTGGAAGAACATAATAATGATAGGCACATACTTGCAGAACCAGCGGAAGAACTTTAATATTCTCCTGCTATACCGATTACCATGCTTCTTAAGCATATCCATCAGCTCCGTCACATCAATGTCCTTTATCAACCGTTGGACTTCGGCTTCTTGTTCTAGTGTCATATTAATAAACCTCCTTTTGTCTATAGCTAATTGTTCATAATTCATTGATTTAAATTAAATGATGTTGCAAAGTTACACTCTTTTGCACAAAACCAGCGGAAATGAGAATATTTCTGTGTTAAACTTTATAAAAAGTAACAATCTGAAAGTAGATGGCTACAAAAATAGCGTTAGAACGGCTTCCTTACCAAATTCTAACGCTATTTCTATATCTACTTATCAGTGTTTATCCTATCACAACATCAAGGGTCTCCATATCAGCAAACTTCAAACCGCAATCTTTCGCTGCCTTGAACAACTCCTTCTCGTCAACTGCCTCGATGGCTACCTCTACCTCCTTGTCGGCAAGTTCCTTGAAATACTTCTCGGTCTTCTGCTTCTGATTGAAGAAGTACTCATTGACCTCAGCGAACTTGGCTGAATCGTCTTTGGTGTATTCGTAGCCCTCATCGGCGTGCTTCTGCTCCAACTGCTGGCACTCCTGAAGCTTGTGCTGCATCTCCTCAAACTTATCGTCCTTCAGGCTCTCCTGCGCTTCCTTCACATCCTTGTCGTAAGTGTCGGCTACTTGGCGCAGTGCCTTCATATTCTTCCAAACTCGCATAGCGGCATCATCGCTCATAGATGATGTCTTCAATGCTTTCAACGTTCTGTAGGCATCAACTGCCTCAATTGTCTTAATCTTTTTCATAATTGTTTCTTTATTTTTATGTTATACAATATTCTTCGCCAGATTGCCATAGCAGAATACCTTTCCTATTAACAGTGCAAAGTTAAGAAAATAATTCCGAATAACAATGCAGGAGGAGCAAAATTTACGAATTTTAAAAATCAGCTTCCCCACGTTGGATAATCACTAGGTCGCAACGTGTCTGCTTTCTCGGTGAGAACGTAAACCACAAATACATTTCTAGCATATTTGTTATATTAAGAACATCTGCTTTTTAATGCATAATATAACTACCACCTGGAGGAACTTGTTTCCATCCACCATCTATATTAATTTCAAAAGATAATTGACACATTTGTCCATAATAACCTCCTTCATAAACATTATCAAATCTTATATATATATCAACATAATCTGTTCTATCACCTTCAGGAATAGTTACAGAACCTGTACTTTGACCAGAGCTGTTAGATACATAACCTCTTCCGTATGTTGTCTTATTGTTACCATAAGCACAAACACTTCTAAACATACCATCAGTAATTGTAATTGTAGCATCAGGAAGTTTATGTATTCTTGCTTTACAAATACAACTAGCACCAACTAATTCTCTCAACGATGAGAAATCAACAAAACCACTAGAACCACTTTTAATACTTTCCATATTAATTTGTCTAGGATAATATTTAAAAGTAATAGCACCCGGAAGAGATATAAAAATTATTTTTGTATTATCATATAAAGTTGCATTACGGGTATATGCTAAAAAAGGCACAATATCAATAAACTTATCTCCACTGCCTATATCAAAAGTTATTTCTTTACTAGCGTATACATAATCTGTTGGTTTTTTGCAATTACCGACATAATAATTTTTATAAATCTTATCATTAACATTATATGGTGAATCATAACGAATTTGAATCCAAAAAGACCAAGCTAAAGATAAATCAGTTATTATATCATCCATAGTAAGATTTGTATTATCATCAACATTTGTATTCTTATATAGAACGCAATTAAATTTAGGAGTTGAAGAATAATAAATTTCAACGTTATGAAATCGAGGAATAGAAGTCAGAAATGCATTACTTGTTGCTTTACTACTATAGTTTCTAAAATCACTTAATCTATAAGGAGAATTAGCACCACCTTTTGGAAAATGTTTTCCTGATACCATTGTAGTTGTGTTATCATGAATACCGCCAGTCTGACCATATACATTATCAATATAAAGATTTTTACATGCTTCAATAGCAAAACCTTCTCCTCCATAATTATTACGTAAGTTCTTATAAGTATCCATAGGTATATTCATACCACAACGAACAACACAAGTGTAGTTACTATATGAAGATGTTACTATTTCCTCAGAGTCTTCTCTAATAGGATATTCTTTAAATTCACCTTTACAACTAATAGGTTTATACTTACTCCATATATTTATATTTTCACTCTTACAAAGAGTAGCAAGGTCATTGCTACTCTCTCCAAGAGCTCGTTTAACATCATCAATGCTAACAGGAGCACTAATAATTCCAGTTTCACTATTGTAAGACATAATCTTTATTTTTTTAATATTCAACTTTAGTTTCTAATTCTGTTACAACTCGCTCTACTGTTACATTGAACACTTTCGCAAGCTATAATATAAATCGTTTCATACGCTTAATCTTTAGAACTTAAAACACTAGGCAAGGCAGCTCTATAAGAGCCACCCTGCGTTAATACTTACTCTGATGCCTCGCTTGCCATATTAGCGGCGATAGCGGAATTGACCTCCTTAATCAATGCTGATACCTCACTGAGCTTGCTCTGCGGAACACCGCTGATGTTGTAGGTCAGCTCGCTGCCGTTGAAGCTTGCGTTGGCATTGCCGAGATAATTACCATTTGGGTCACCATAGATACTCATATTGATGCTCTCGATGTTGCCACCCGTCTTGTCAACATTGTAGGTAATTTCTACTCGATAGCCGCCCTTGGTATAAGTGGCGGTTGTCTGTTCACTCTTCTTGTTAATCTTTAAATTCTCCATTTTCTTAACTAATTTAATAAATTAATATTCTTGTTATCTAATCTCTTCTTGTTGCAGTCTTCCTTATCTCCACTCAATCGCAGAACCTCTGATTCAAGGAAGACCACCCGAGCCTTCAACCTGCTGACCTCATCGCCCACCTGCTCAATAGCACCGAATGCCGTTGCAATCAGCTTCGGAGACCAGTAGTTAATCTTGTAGTAGCCCTTCTCGTCAGTCTCCACGATGTCCTTTAACTGAGGGTTACACAAGACGTGTTGGGCAATCCAACCGATAGACCTTGTGTTGTCCTTCTTCCAAGCGAAGCCATAAGTGCCACCCATCGCCTTGATGATACCCAAGTAGTCCAGCTTCCGCAAATCCTGCTTCAAGCGGATGTCTGAGGATGAGTAGGCAGTGATGCCGCCAATAGCGAGAACACTTCCATTCATATATATGTTTGTAGAAGCATCACGATATAACATCCAGTTACCAGTTGCAACATCATAAATACCTCTATTCACATTTCCACTACCAATCATCAACCTTATATCATACTTTCCATTAATAACTCCTATATAAGTATCTAAGTCCTTATCTGTTCGTTCTATAAGTAATCCACCATTACCACTAATATAATTAGTACATTTAAGTAAAGCTGCACCATACCAATTTCTCCAAGTTCCACTATATTGCGCTCGAACTGCAATATAAGGTTTATCACCATTAGCAGTTATTGCGAGTTGAGCATCCCAACCACCATTATTATCCCATCCAAAATGCAGAATATGACCATCGTATCCTAATGGACGTTGTGATGATTGAAGAGAGCTTGTAGAGTGAGTTAAGAATAATCTATTTAATCCTTTAGTATAATCATTGATAGATGTAGTTCTACCATCAGGATAACTATTATATCCATCTATGCTACCTATAGCATAAATATATGCTTGTTTTGTAACACCTGCGGCTGACATATTAATGAAACCATCACTACTTGAGCTTATGCGAATATTATTAGTATGCAATACTTGATATTCTGCAATTGAACTGTCATAAGAATAATTAGTACCAAACCATATTACTCCATCAGCCATTCTTAGAGTATCATAATTACCATTACTTCTCTTAAAGGATATACTTTCTTCTGGTCCATTTGAAACATCAGAAGTATATATACTATTTACACCAACAATATCAGAATTATGTAAATTTATGCCAAACTCAGAGTTTGAAATCCACCATCTATCACTATCAGTATCTAGATAATCACCAGTTCTATTTACTTTTCCACTAATATCTTGATGAGAAGTTAAATATCCTTTTCCAGTAACCCAAGATTGAGTAGCATAATTACTATCATTTGTAAACTGACTTACTTTCGTAGGTCTTCCGCTCACATTGCTCCAAGCAACAGAATTAGCACTTCCAGCACTACTTGCATAACTAACAGATAGAGTAGATATTGCTTTATGACCACCACCTCCAGTAAGAACATAATTATCATTAGAATTATTCTTCTTAAATCCAACTCCGTTCCAATATCCAGATGTATCAAAAGAACCAGCTTTGCGTGAATCCCATCCACTATTCATATTAGAGAAGAAGTCTATTGCAGCATCATTAGCTACAATCATATTTTCATCTCCACCATTTGTGTGTTGTTTTAGCACCTCACTTGCTGATTCTCCTCCACCAATAATAGTAAGTCCGCCACCACCGATACATATACCATTGCCATAAATATCGACATTGTTGTCCACAAACCTTATCATGTCATAGGTATTCTTAGACCCTTTATAGCTAATATTACCAGTCATAGCACCACCGCTAAGTTTAAGGTAAGTATTAGCTGCATCCGCAGACTTCAAATAAGCACTAAGACTTTGATGACTAGTCAGGAACGTTGCACCTTTAGTAAAGGTAACAGTTTTACCACTCTTTGTAACACTTGTAATAGCATTACCAGTGCCACTTGTGGTAATATTATTTACATAACCATCAAGACTTTGGTGGCTGGTGAGGAACGTGCTGCCTTTGACAACACTGATAGTAGTACCATTCTTGGTGATAGACGTAACAGCATTACCACCGCCCGATACGGATATTGATGTAGCACTGCCACCTTCCAGTGACGTGATTCTAGTAGAGAGCTGCTTAATTGAGTAAGCTGATGCTATCTCACTGAGCGATTCGCTAGTAAGTTTCAAGGCATCTGCATAGCTCTTCACACTACCATTCAACCCGCCACCACCTGACGAGCCACTACCTTCACCATAGGCGGTAATGCCACCAGTAGCATAGAAGTTAGCTGCGGTTGTACCATCAGACTTAACTACTTTAATGGCAGTATTAGCTTTATCATAAACTAATCTGACATCACCAATTTGCACATAAACACCATCAGTATTAGCAATAGTTATACTGCCATTTACATCAGCATTACCATTCACGCTATTGCCCCAAAGCTTTCTTGTTGTTCCCCAATAAGAAGTTACTATGTTGGCAGTACCATTAAACGATGTTCCGTTTATAGTTCTAGCATTCTGTAATTTAGTAGCACTTCCAGCATTACCAGTAATTGAAGCAGAAGCTGTAATGAACCCTGCTCCATTAGTAAGCTGATTAGTATTGTTTGGAATACTAATAGACTTTGCAGCAGAACCATTATAAGAACCACTACTGTAACCGCTCCAAGAAAGAGCATTAGCAACTTTTGATGCAGATGCTACATTGTCAGTAACTCTAGCAAGTCTTACCCAAGGAGCAGCCCAAGCTGCATCATTACTTATCTTGCCTCCAGCTCTAGAACGGACATAAACTTCAGTAGTGCCAGCTTTTATAGCAAACTGAGTTTGCCACATATTAGGAGAAGTTGCCGTATTATTACTATCAGTATAAGACAGATTAATATAATGATGCCAACCAGTTTGTCCATTAGGATTAACATAACCATTCAACGTTTGATAGTTAGCAGTAGAACTAGCATAAGGTGCTGCAATATTAGACATACCCATACTATTCCCGTGTGTTGCAATATCGTTAAAATTGTTTCCAACACCACTAGGAAAAGCTCTTACTAAATTCAGTGCTTTAGAAGTTCCACCAATACTAATAGTAACCTTGTTTGCAACATCAGAAATACTGAAACCAGTAAACAAACCACTAGCGTGATAATTATCTACCATATCTGCGTTATGAGCAGTAGCTTCATTTTTAACCCAATTCTGAGTTGCATAAGCTGCGAGACTTTGATGTGCGGTGAGATAAGTTCCCAAATCTACAGCATCTCCACCACTAGCCGCAATGGTTTTAGTGATACCGTTAATCTTTACACTATGTGTATGAGTAGTAGCAGACATACCATTAAGAAGAGAATCTACACTACTCTTGGTGTAATAATTACTTAAACTCTGATGCGAGGTGAGATATGTAGCACCCTTCGTGAAGGTGATGGTCTTGCCGCTCTTTGTAACGGCAGTAACGGCATTTCCACTTCCGCTAACTGCTATCGCATTCACGTAACCATCGAGAGACTGATGAGCCGTGAGGAACGTACCCTTCGCGAAAGTAATCACACCAGTGCTTGCATCATAGGTTGCACCAGTGAGGGCATTGCCGCCAGTTGGCACAGACACGCTGATACTAGGAACAGCACTTGCCACATTCTGAATCTCCGAATAGAGCTTTGCTACTGAGTATGCAGAAGCAATCTCTGAAAGGTTTTCCGTAGTAAGCCTGATAGCATCAGCATAAGCCTTTACAGAGCCGTTGAGCCCACCACCACTTGATGATGATGTTCCCACACCATAGGCAGAAACACCACCACTAGTGTAGAGGTTTGCCACCTCGTTAGTCGTAGTGTTCGTAATCTTCAACGCCTTATTGGTTGCATCATACTCCATCTTTATGTTGCCGATGGAGATTGCGCCCTCGAATGTAGCATCGCCCGAAACACCCAATTTGGTGAATGGAGCGTTTGGCTTCAAAGACACAAGGTCAGCAACGCTCGTTCCTGCACTTCCTGCCTTCCAAGTCGGCTCAAAGAAGGTGAGGTATGCACCCAAGTTCTTTTCGCTGATGATGAAAGATGTAGGGTCAGCGTGAACCCTACCATCAGTTCCCCACCAGATTGCACCACCTGCCACATAGCCCGAGCCATCGAAGCGGAAGATGGTGTTGGCAGGAGTCTTAGAGCCATCGTTGTAGTCCTTATCGACCATTTCGCCACCGAACCAAGCGGCGACACCACCTCCCTTTGCAGACTTCTCCGTTATACCATTGATACCTGCCGTAGTGTTTCCGTCCGTGTCTCGCAAACCGATGAGTGATGTAAGAACCAGACCTCCGTTAATCTCAGTATCAGGAGTATCCATCAGAGCCTTCTTTAAATAAGCAAGGCTGGTTACGTCACCTATAACTACACCGAGGTTAACATAAATCTTGCTAGTTATATAGGCGTTTGCCAAGCCAAGCTTGTCGTAAAATGCGCTGTATGCGGACTGGAAGTTGGTAAACTTCGTTCCGACAGCAGATACGATGGTAGCCTTGCCGTTAGTATCAGCCACATTATATCTCGCAGAAATATCTGAAAGATACTTGATGAGTTCTTTCTTGGCAGTCGTGAGAGTAGCAAAAGCGGTATTGAGGTCGGTGAGTTCCTTGGTGCCCTTCAGTACCTCTGCATCCTTCACCTCATTATATGACTTCTGCGCTGCCGCAAAATCATCTTCAAGTCGCTTAGAATCCTGCGCCATAGCCGCAATCTCAGAAGGCTCTAGGTAGCCATCCTTGACGTAGTTGTCGAATGCCTTCTTGTTGGTGGTGACGGTCTTGCCGAGGTTCGTAATGTTCGTCTGTGCTGTCTGTGCCGCCTTTTGAGCTTCTTCTGCTGCTTTTTTAGCTGCGTTGGCAACGGTATCATCGGTGTATTTAGATGCCTTGATCCAATCACCGATGACGAACTGAGAACCAGCCGCTTTATGGGTCTGACAGCGCAATACCTCATTCTTGTAGGTACTGCCGTCAGAAGGATATGTAGCATTGACCCAGATGTCACCAACTTGGTATGGTGGGTTCGGTTGAGTGCTGAACACCTTCATTTTCCCGTCTGCGGTCTCCTGTGCCTTGCTTGCATCAGAGAGGGCTTTGGCAATATCGGTGTCCGTGATGATTGTCCACTTATAGGTGTTGCCATCCTTGGCAAAGCGGTATGCCTTGCCCGTCTTGTTGTCGTAGTAAAGGTCGCCGAGATGGGTATCTTTATCCTTATCGGTCGTCCAACTGCTTGCTGGCGCATTAGTCAGTGTAGGCACACCCTCATAGAACCACGTCTCGATAGCCCCATCCACCTGATTCTGCAAGTCGGTAATAACCTGCAAGTTCTTGATGAGATTGTTCACCTGCTCCTCGGTCAAGCCCTTTGCTGAGTTCTCCTTAATATACTGAGACAGTTCCTTGCCATCCACGGTAGATTTGGCTGAGATTTTGCCTTTAACAGATACCTGCTTGGCTGCGCTGTCATATTTTATGTAGCTACTACCCTCATAGCCATTCTCCTTAGTAGGTCGGTCGCCTACATACATATCACCATAGACATTAAAAAATGCCTTGTTAGTCTGCTTGTTCACACCATACTCCACGTACTCCTTGTTTGCAAAGGAATAGCTGTTGATGCCGTGATAGAGGCTGACGGATGGCGAATAGGTATCTACCGCCGAGAAGATAAGGCAGTTTTGACGTTCTACATCGGTTCTATTACCGCACTGCGACAACACATCACCTTTAGCAGGTACGTCGCTTGCCGTAGCGCAATCGGTATCGGAAAGGTCGATATAATGATACTTCTTTCCTTCCAGCTCTACAGGGTCTTCATCGCGACCGATTACCAATCGCCAATAGAAGTGATTGCCAACTTTGTGGTAAGTTCCCTTGCGTACATTGAATGATTCCGAGCGCACTTGGTCGTTAACGGAGAAATCATTATCTACGGCATCACCTTCCTGCTCTGCTAAGAAATAGCAACGATAAGCCTTCTGTGACACATTATTATATGTCACAGTAACATCTTCTACCTTATGAGCCACCACGCCTCCAGCAGGAGAAATAATCTCCTTACCGCCAATGGTGGATGTTTTCTTGACAACCAGCTCTTCGAAGATAGCCTTCATTCTCACCTCCAGGTAATCGGTGATGAGATGCGAGCGACCTTCTGTATCGGGAGTCCACGAGCCTCCGTTCTCGAAATTGGAGTTACCGACAAGCAAACCACTTAAAAGCTTCTGCACCTTCTCCCAGGTGATAGTACCCTTGGCGGTGTCGTCCTTTGTCTTGTTTAATCTTTGTTCATCAACAGCTTTTGCTGAAAATACATTATAATCCGTAGGAGTTATGCTATCATAACTCTTAATGATGTAAATCGACCTTCCGCTTCCGCCATTACCATTAAGATAACTCTGTCCATTATAGATAAGTTCTTCTATCTTTGACTCCATTGCATTGAGGCGGGAATACGAAGGCTTTTCTCCAACATAATACTTCGCACCATCAAAAGGAATATCAAGGCTGAATTCATATCCAATAACTCTTGAAGACCTATATCCATCGCCATAACCTTTATTATAAAGATTAACCCTGTCACCTACCCCATGCAAGTTTCCTCTACCATGATTATAGGAATAGTTATCCTCGGCAGTACATGTATATGTTGTAGGATCTATCACGGACTTCTTCAAATTCTTGATAGCGTCCGCCAGCAGTTCATTAGAAGCAGAAGGAACCAAAGCATCGCCCAATTTGGTAGAATTCCAATTATAGAGAACAAAAGTATCTCCGTCCTTTGGATGCAAAGTTGTGTCCGGCAAAAAACGACCATAATCCTCATTAGCAACAATCTCAAATACCTGCGACTTAGGATTTATCTGTTCTTTTCCATCCTTAAATATAGGATTTCCATCATCATCTAAAAGTATTTCAGGAACTCCATCTGGATTAAACTCACATTCGAAGTCCATACCATTAAGAGAACCGCTTTGGAATACTATATGTAAGTTCTTGCCACTAAGGATATACGCCTTTCGGAAAGCCATATCACCTGTTTTTTCGCCATCTTCATTGACAATAGTAAGCGAATTTACACGATAGAAAGTCCGTTTGATGTAATCTCCTTCTTCTGGTGTACTTTCATCTTCTACATCTTTTTCATATGATGTTACCTTAGAAGTCTTGATAAGATTTCTTGGATAAATATCATCATTTGTAGTTACTCCCTCAACATATTGGTCTTCACGGAGTCCACCTACTTGTATATATCCATTTTTCAGTTCAAAGCCATTCTCTGCCAGCATTTGCTTGTTTTGTTCAGAACATTCTGCTGACGTTGGAAGCATAAGGCGTTTTTCGACAACACCATCCTTTGTTATATCTGCATCGGAATCATTCTTGTATCCGCTAGGCAAGTTCCTTGCTGCTCCAAAGGCATATACCCTGTTTGCATAAGTGGATTGGCTTTGTGAGCTTGACATAGAAACGATATTGTCGTTAAGTCTGAAATCAGTAATAGCATTCGTATTCTCACAAGTTCCAAAATGCAGTATATTTCCCTCAAACCACCATTCACAACCAAACGTCTGGGCTATATTCGCAATAGCATCCAATATGCTAGAATTGGAATAGGTTATAAGCTTTGCAGCATTCGCATCTACACTCGCATCTATAACATAAGTATAATCCGTTCCTTCTCCTTCAAAATTAGGGTCATAAAGGTAAGACTTATCTAACTTCGCATAATAAGCTAGATTTTTCATTATCACTTCTATATGAGTACTAATTTTTGAAGTAAGAGAGAATGTCGCTTCTTGTGAACCTGTATTCGGGCGATACTTCAGGATCTTATTCTTTAACTTACGATAATAGGCATCGAATTGGATTTCATAGGAATATCCGATAGTATCATTATCTTTGGCCTTAGTTAAATCTATAAGCTCAAATCGCCCATATGGTGTTTCGATAAAATCACCAAGCAAGAAATATGTCGGTCTAGAAAGTTTAAACGAAAGCTTACAATAGTGAGACTGCATCAATTCATAATGAACTAATGCTTCTTGTGTAACAGGAACAGTACATCTTACTTGTACGTTTCCGCTATTATCGTAGTACTTTATGTCGATTTCCTTGAAAGTTTTCATAATTATTCTATATCCTCAAATTCTTTTAAAGTGAATTTTTCTCTATCCGAATCCGTCAGTTCTCCTCTATTTGTAGGATTGTACTCCACTAACTTCAAACTCTTCTTGCCTATAGAACCTCCTTTTCCCCTAGAATAGCTAGATGATTTTCTTGCACAATACAAACGATAAACATCATCTTTTGATTTCGGAACCTGTATAGTAACAAAGCCATTATCCATAAGCGCATCAAAGGCTTTTACCCTTTTATTGTAGTCAGTATGGTCTCTGCCAATAATGACAAACTCTAATGTAATGCTTCTTTCTGCCTTTTTTGGACGAATAGGAACAACCCTAGTTCCATGCTCAGTTCTTACCTCGTTGGCAATATAACTCTTATTGTCTGCATCAGCCTCTAATGCATCTAAGAATCCACTACCCATCTTTACACGATAGTTAGTCCAAGCATCCTTTCCGTTTATGATAAGTTCATTCGAATTCATGTCAGCAAAGTTAAAAACAAAATGAGGAATAATATTATATTTTTACCACAATGCTTTCACTTAAAATTTAAGTGCAAAAAGGGCGCAAATCCGAGCAGGAAATGCGCCCCCAAAAAACAATAAGCATTTGATGTTATGAAGTTGAATTTTCGTCTCCCTTTACCTTTGCAGCTAACGCAACTTTTTCTTCGGAATCCTTGCGTATCTTTTCTATCTCTTCAGCAGGAGCGTCCGTGAGTGCAAGCATTTGAACAGCAGTCTCTAACGAGAGTACGCCTTGATTATATAGTTCCGCAATAACTTTCCACTTATCCTTTTTGTCATCCTCAAACGGCTCTGAAAATTCGAATTCAACCTCAAGCTTATCCAATTTGCTTCTCATCTCGGGATATAGTTCCTTCATAACGGCAATAATCACATGCGACAATCTACCGACAAGCTCTTCGTAAATTTCCATTCGGTTCGCCCTCTTGATATAGCCCAATACCAACGCTCGCTTTATACCTACACTGGTAAGCGTGCTCATGGCTTTCATTAATTCCGGTGACATATCCGGTGTAAATGTATCAAACAATATAGATTGAGCCAAGTCCTCTTTCTCCGCCTTGCGGATTTCCGAGTTCTGAGGAGGATTGATGTATTCAAACCTAGAATTCTTGCCTGTCAGTTGTATCAGCTTCCCTGGCTTATTCCGCTTAGGAATAGAATGTATCACGTCAGCAGTAGCCGCTGCAATAGGGTCGGCAAAGTAGTTGTTGGTATCTCCAATCTTGGAATCTAGCATCTCTTCACGTTCCATTCTCGGTTCTGCTCCTTCCCATGACTTCGGCTGATGAAAATAAACGCCATTAATCTTTCCGGTTGGATTAGGATACTTATACACTTTCCATCCAAATCCACCACGCTCACAATGATAGTTGAAGATTGATGTAAGTATATCCCAACATTCAACTGTCCTTGCTTCTCGTTTTAGAGAATAACCAATCGCAAAAGCAAGCATATTTCCATACTGGTCAAACAACTCTCGCATCTTATGTCCCTTTGAACGAGCTGCAACATATACGTCAACGTGCATGTTTCCGTCTTTTTGCGAGAAATTAAAGACAAGTCCGCTTTCGGTTTCCGCTCCGGCAAGTCGCTTGCATTGGCGAAGCTTGGTATTGAAGTATATATTCTTCAAGTATTTTTTGTATAGCTCAAAGGCTTCATCGTCACCTTCTACTTTCTTCCACATTATCGGATTACCTAACAAGAAGAACAACTCTACCTCATTGATGTATCTCTGCCTTGTCCTTGCCAACTTCTCCGTCCTATATGGTTTTTCTCCCTTTACCCATTTATCCTCACGGCTCATCACCTTGTGAGTTTGCGGATTATATTCCGAAATGGCATTATCCACATCGAAATCATGTTGTTCCATCATGTTTACGACAGAATCAACATCATTATCTTCCAAACGTTCGAAGATGCTTCTCTCCACACCCAATGCATTGAGCGTGAGGTTTCGAAAATATGTCTTTATCTGAATAATTGAATCTACAAACATCCTTATAACTTTTTGAAGCAAAGGTAATAATAAACATGGTTTCTACACGCTTTAATCTACGTATGCCTTTCACTTAGTTTTTAAGTGAATAAAAAAAGACTATTTACTAAAGAATCTATCTTTATTTAGTAAACAATCTTTTTTATTTACACTAGACTTTTATTCACCCTTATAGAGTACTTACACTAACTATCTAATAGTTAAATATTTGTATTTTTATTACAAAGGTAATTATATTTGTCGTTTAGTACACTCCTAAGTCTGATTTTGATGCTTTCCTTGGCTTCATCACCTTACCGAGTAATACAGCAAGAATATAATACCTAGCAGCATCTATTAAATGATTGTCATGGTCTTCCGGAACATTGATATAATTACCATCCTTATCCTTTGACCACACATATTTACGGAACTCGCTCTGTAAATGGACTGATTGCCTAGTTGTGAAGATTTCGAATGTCTGCATCTTGTCTATGCCAGCCAATATTGAACCAGCACCCTTTTGTGCTCCATATATAACTATTCCACCAAGAGCAACCTCATCTATCAGTCTAGGGTCGGCACTATCCGCATATACAAACAAGCCTTCATCCGCATAAGGACGTAAGAATTTTATAATATCACTGGACAACATTTCCGTTCTATAGCAAAGCTCTTCTATATACAGGCGATTATCAACGATACCGCACTTAACAATAGCAGTATAATCTTTAGAATATCCCCAATCCACACCGATGGCTACTTTCCTTGCGTTGCTAGGGAACTTATCTACGATGCCAACATGCTTGAAGATTGCACCCTCTGACACGTCAGACCATCTACCTATCATTATATGAGCATATTTCTCCGGTTCATTCTCCTTCATCTCTAATACCTCGTTAAGGAACTCAGGTGACAGATGCTTTATGTTGTCAAGATATGTAGTATGAATGTGCAACACTCTTGGGTCTGTACTGATCTGGACAGGAACGCCATCAAAATACACCTCTTTATGTGTCTTTTCGATGAAACGCTTATATACCCAATGATTAGAATCACAAGGGTTCATAATGATTATTACTCGGTTGTGCAAGCCTTTCTGACGGATTGAAAGCATGATACGCTCAAAATCCTCCTCACTCGTCCATTCCTCAGCCTCATCAACGACAAACGTAGTCACACCATGAATAGACTTTAACTTCGCAGTCTGATTACCGCTAGCCGTATGAATACCACGGAACATGATTTCAGCTCCCGTCATTTTGTTGACTATATCCGTCTTCGTGTTCTTGAAATAATCCTGTGTGCCATCTATCTCTATTTTCTCTTTAACCTCTGGAATTACGGAAATAGCGGCACTCACCATTGTATAACGTGTATAAAGAATCTTATGTGCTATCTTTCTTTCTGCATTGTATTCAAAAGTAAGTCTTTCGATAAACTGAGAAGCAGAGAAACTTTTTCCTGACGCACGGCTTCCTGTTATAAGGTAAATGAAATGCGTCTTGTCGTTATACAACGGATAATAAACGGAATGTGTTTTTGCCATTATTCACCCTCCTCTTGTTCTTCTGCTTCCTGCTCAATCTCTCTTTCTATCCACTTATTGACGGATATACCTTTCTTAGGGTCAAAAGGAATGCCCTTTTCCTCTTCATCCTTCTTACCTCTCTGTATCTCTCTCCAAGTCATATCGTAATGGAATAGCCAAGTTGAAAGAGCTTGTACGTTAGGTGGGGTCTCCTGCTCGGTTTCTCTAGTTTCCACTACTATATCATCTGTCATAACTCCATCTACAACCATATGTCTTTTGGTGGTTGTCTTGCCTTTTACCTTGACACCTCCAAGGGCGCATTTAAGGAATCTGCCACGCACGATTGCATTAATAAACTCTCTGCCACGCACGAGGGATTGAGTTATTCTTTCGCCTCTTTCCGCATTTTCGTCTTCATTCCAATTCTCGTATTTTCCGTTTTTCATTCGGTTGAAGACCTGTGGATTTAGGTCAACCCCAAACTTCAAACCAAGGGCGTAGGCAATTTCAGAATCCTTCTGACCTTGCTTTGCAAGCTGTTCTATCTCATCGTAGAAAGCATCGCCATTGTAATCAAATTTCGGTTTTGCCATTTTCTTGTATTTATTATTGTTTCGCTATATATTGGGCAGATGGGATTTATACCTTGCCTCTAATCTTGTTATACATATAGAAAGGAACGGCTAGAATGAACATCGGTATTGCCAATACCATAGCTATAGCCAAGTTCGCAATCTTCATTAATCTTTTCTTGTTCTCCTTCATAATCTTTCGATATTTATGAGTTGACCAATTGCCCTATCTTGTTTATCAAAGGGGTAAAAAGACACGACACCCATATATTGAACGCTTTCTTTCTCCTCTTGCCAAGAAACATAGAAACAATCATAAATGGAATGAGCATAACTATTGTTATTGCCGCCATTATAAAACCTAACGAGAATCTTATAATCTTTTTCATTGCTTTCATTTTGTTTTTGTTTATATTCGTTTTGCAACCTTCATAAGCATTTCTCCCTTTATTACCTTATCGGTTTCGATAAAGCCAAAGGTGCTCATAAAGCGTTCCTTGTTCTCGATGTTATCAAAGGATAGCATGACGTAAGACTCGGCTTCCAATGCCTTTTCCGCTGCCTTGGTATTTACTTCTTTCTTCACCTGCTGCATACGTTCCTTATTCGCTTGGTATTGAGCCTCTTGCTGCTGATTGGCTATAATTTGATTTTGTTCTATCTGTCGTCTCTGCTCTTCTTGCACTTCCTTTGGTGCTGGCACTTTTCTGTTTTCGCTTTCTTGGGCAAATGGGTCTAGTAAGGAATTGAGTTCTTTGCCTAACTCGTCTTCGCCTTCAGTCTTTACCATTGCATCATATCCGAACAGGGACAGGTCTTCTTCCGTTAATCCGGCATCCATATAGTTTATGTCCGGCAGTAACTCACGGACTTTCATGTCATCCCATTCTCCATGAGCATTCTCGGAATTAAGCATGAGGTTAAGTTCAACTTCGGTCCTGTAATCCACATCTATAGCCTCAGCCAAAAGAGCATAATCCTTTTCGGGATAGCCCATAATCTCATCCATGATGGTTACTTTTTGGTTGCCGCCTACGATGGTCATTGTCTGCTTATTGACGGTTATACCTCCAACAACGCCATATTTCCTTATGGAACGTTTCAATGTAGCTTTCTGCTGCGGTGAAATCTTCCTTGGATTATATGGTGCTATCTGCACTTCGGAGCGTTTGAACTCTTCTTGCTTGCCTGTGAAATAATCTCTTGGTTTCGTCATCTTATCAACTCATTGTTTCTTGCAAAGGTATGAATAATAATTGTTTAAGAGAAATGTTTGTCTGTGCGTCTTTTCACTTTGTCTTTTTAGTGAAATAACATATCGCAGCGACATGTTAATTGGCTTTTATTTTAGTTACTTTTGCACAAAAAAGATATGGGAGACGTTGGAAATAATGGGGCATATGCTAGGCTGAGAGCACAAGCTACCTCTATGCGGAGAAAAGCCGAGTCGGTTGGTAATAAGCTACAAGCTATAGCGGAAGGTATAGCTAAGAAGTATGGAGCAAGGGTCACTCCTATCAATTACAAGAGTGTTGACTCCATAGTACGCAAGGCTAAGGGCGAGGCTAATGGTATTAAAGACATAAAGGACTCGTACAGAACAACCATTATCGCAGACAAAGGGTCAATTCCGAAAATCATAAAAGACCTCCAAGGTAGATACAAAGGCTTTGAGTTCGTTAGACTCAAGAAACAGAAACTGGATACGGGCTATTCAGGAAACATCATCAATATCCGGAACAAGAAAACCGGACTTATTGGTGAGATACAAGTTAACACCGCCAAGATGATTTACGCCAAGGAGAATTACTCGATAGCCTACAAGCTGTTGGGTGGGAAGACCATGCGAGAAATCTATAAAGAGACCAAGAAACCATCCGGTTGGGGACATGCGTTATACGAGCAAAGTAGAACCGCCAAGAGTAATGGAGGTAAAAAGCAAAGGGCGGTATCTATGCAACAAGCTTACTATGCAACATTTCAATAATTAATATATCTAAATTTCAAGTAATAAACATTAATTTATTTGCAAGTTTAATATATTTTTTATATCTTTGCATTGTAATAAGGAGATAAAGACTATGAACAATAAAGATAAGAACAAAATCAGCCACCTCCTTAAAAACGGAGAGTCGGTTTATGTTTACTATTGGGAGGATGACATCGTTGTCCGTTATCAATATGTAAATAAAGAACTTATGTGTTACCCTAAAGGTAAAGGACGTAAGCCAAAGGAGTTTAAGTTTAATGAGAACACCTATGCACAAGATGCTCTTGAATTAGGTGAGTTAATAACGAAAGAAGAATATGAAAGATTCTGAAATGATAGAATTGTGCCTCGGTATCGCTTGCAAGGCGCACAAAGGACAGATTGATAAGGTTGGATTGCCTGTTATATTGCACCCTATCCATGTTGGAGAAATGGGTAATAGTACCGAAGAGATTTGTGTCGGATTTCTCCATGATACGATTGAAGATACGGATATGACCTACGACAAACTGTTATCACTAGGTGTTAGAAAAGACATTGCCGATAGTGTATGTGTACTAACCCACAAGGAAGGTGTTCCGTATTTTGACTACGTACAATCAATCATTGGCTCAAAAGATATGGTTGCAATACAAGTCAAAATCAACGACCTGCATCACAACCTATCGAGAGCTAAGAAGTACGGATTTCAAAAGCAATATGAAAAATGTACTACGGCATTGTCAATGATGGGAAGGTTCTTTCCACATGAAGAAGGACAATACTACCCTTCCTTTGAATATATTCCTTAACTAGTACGCTTGCGGGTATAATCCCAACCTAATTCCTTTGCGACTTCACGAAGAGCTTTATTAGTACTAACTACATCAGCTCTGTCCCAAGCAATTGACAACTGCTCTCTACTCATTCTTCCGTGAGTGTAATCGGAACTCGGTTTAGCGACAAATGAATTAAAATACTTCTTACGCCTATCCTTTATTTTTCTTGCAACATTCACGGCTTGTCGTTGAGTACTTATTCCCCAACCATTCTTCGGTCTTTTCATAGAGTATGTATAAGTGCTTGTGATAGCTCTTACCTCAGATGCGTTATTTATGACCGCAGTAGCAATATCTGCACTACTAAAGCTTCTTCCTATCCTACCTGCTATGTTGTTATCCAACCCTTCTCCTGGGTGGTTATGCGTCAATATTGCATCTTTGTAATTATAACCATTTGGTAATTTCGTACTTGTAGAAGTACCTCTTGTGGAATGGCTTATCTCTTTTCCGTTTTGGTCATAAGCATAAATACGTTCTGTCTTTAACTTTCTAATCTTAGCTTCTGTGTCGGACAAAGCCACATCCAATCCACGGCTATGTCCGGCATTGATTTGTCTATCCGCTCTTTCGCCTCGTTGAGGTCTGCCTCTATATCCTCTATCTGCCATATTTAAATCTCCTTTTTTATTTGCAAAGATACAAAATTTGCAAGGGAGTACCTAAATATCAAAGGTTTACAACTTCACTTATCTATATTGTGCAATCATTCTTTATCTTTGTTGTATTTAACCTCAACACCAATCATCGTTTGTTTCTCAAAAACCGCCTTGCAGGACAATAGCTTACCACTCTTAGATAATTCTTTATCCTTGTACCTAATATCATACTTACCTATGTGATAATCGTAGCAAGCATCAATACAACTCTCTACAAGTTTCTTCTCTGCTTCGAAGTATGGCATTTCCTTCTTGCTCACTTTTGCAAGCCATCCACCACCTTGTATTAGGTCGAATATTCTTGAATACGCATCACGCAAGCCATTGCAATATGCGGCATAAAACTGCACTTTCTGAAGAGGAACTTTTGTACCTTGTTCCATCAACTTGACAGCCAACGCCCTAGCCTCATCATCTTGGCTCTGCTCTAGTATCTTCATTGCATGGTTTACAACTCTTCTTTCCTGTTCCGTCATGTTATTTAGAATTTAAGTTTTTCAGAAAGCCCAATCTGCCTTCTACTTGTGTAAAAGTATCATCCAACTCATCGTCACTCATAGAGGAATAGAAAGTATAATTGCATGGGCGCATAGTAAATTCGTCAATCAAAAAGACAGAGAACCACATAATGCGCTTTACACTGCATTGTTTCATATTAACTTCTAATGCTCCTTGTTCTACTTTAACGGCAATCTTATTGGTTGATTTAATATTCAACGCCTTGCCTAAAACATCGTTATATACTTCATTCATTGTTCTTCTCTTTAAATCCTACATATCTCTTCATTTCACTATAAGCTTTCTTCATAGCCTCAGCCGGAGAAAGATTATACTTTTTCTCAATCTCGCTTGTTATATCCGCAAGGTACATTCTAAATAGCTCTTCAATGTAAGTGTCATCTTTCATTCGCTGAATACCTCTTGCGTATATCTTTGCCTTATCCATGCCCCATTCCAATCCCATTTCGTGAATGAATTCATCCAATTGCATAAGGCTTTTCTTTCCGAAGTTTCGAAATTTTACCATATCAAACTTGGAATATTGTACCAAGTCTCCAATAGTATCTATATCGGCTGCCTTTGTCACATTAAGTACACGAACTGGTAAATTACAATTAACTAATCGGATGGAGAACACTGAAGGGGGAACATCTTCAGATAGTTCTTCTTCTTTTTCACCTTCTTGCATAATCAACCGCATTTTTACATTCTTAATTTCTTCTTTCAAGGAATTGTTCTCCTGCTTCAAGTCTGCAAGTTCTTCAATCGCATAGTTGAACTTCCGAACAGCCTTAATGACAATCTGGCGAACTCTCTCCCTTGAAAGTTCAAACTCTTCGGCTATATTACTAATCCTGTCCCCATTGAAAAATGCTTGCATAATCTTCTTCTCTCGCATTCCACCTTGTGACGTTAACTCCAATAACGTACAAAGTGAGCTACCGATTTTTTCATAACTGAAAGAAGAAATGTTTAACGCATCATGCATTAACATTTGTATCTTAGCATTTACCTTTCGCTCACTTGCTAACAATTCTTTCTGCTCTCTATCAAGCAAATCCTCTGAGACAGACAACATCTTGTACTTCTCGGAATACTTCTTGACATCATCAGCATTCACCCAAAAGCGTTTACTGCTCTTATCATTGTAGCCTCCAAGCAAGCCCTTGTTAACCCAGTTTGTAATCGTCTGAGGGTCAACGCCTAAAAAAGCAGCGGCATCATTTCGTGTCATTCTCTCCATACGAACCCCTTTCTTTTATCTTTTGTTCTTAAAATATTCACCATAGGCATTAACCAAATCTTTTTCAGTAATACCTCTACTCAAACAATCATTAGTAAAATCTACTCGTACATTATCATTCCTTTGAACTTTATTGTACCGCTCTGAATACTCTTTAATCAAGTCGGCAACTACCATATATGCTTTAATTTGAGAAGATTTAAGCATATCTACGCTAACAAAAGTCTTACAGATATTGATTCCTCGTTTATAGTCAATCTTTTGCAGGAAAAGCCCCATGCTAGTAGCTACAACCTTACTTGCGTCATTCTTGTAAATAAGCACCGTATAAGCTATTTCTCTTTCAATGTGAGCTAATACCCTATTAATTGACATGTTATCTACTCCCAATGCTCGCTCAGCATATCTTCGCAAGAAATGAGGCGTATAACTGAACTGCTCTGCACTATTCTCTTCGTCCAACAAGGAAGTAGCACATACGTAATCATTCGTTTCCTTGCAATAGATAAACATGTCAAAATAGAATTTTCTTATGTTCCCTCTATCAACAAACACACATACCTTGTATTCAGTAGCATCTTTCGTCTTGAAATCATAACACTGGGTTGTATATCGTCCCATTCCCTTACGAAGCTCACGGATGAGTTTCTTTGCTTTTTCGATAGCAAACTTTTCTAGCATAGGCTTATCTTTCTTGAATATCTCAAAAAGTTCACGCCCCGTCATAGAACCTATAATCATTCTTTTCCCTCCTCTTTCTTGTTCAATTCGTTAGTAAAAAACCTTTTTAACCCATCGTATTGATTTACCACCTGTTCCAAAGCCTTATTCTTCTCACGCAACTCATCACGCTCTAAGAGTAACTTTCTGTACTTCTCTAACACACATCTAACTTCTTTCGAGTGAAGCCTCTGTAGCTGATTGTTGAGTTCATTAAGTCTGTAGCCTTGTTCACGTGTTTTCTTACGAAGATGACACAATTCTTCTTGCATTTTTGAATAATTCTTCAATACCCTAAGAGTTATTCGCTCTTCGGGTATATCCTTATTCACATCATTCTTTCTTGCCTTACTCATAACTAAAACTCCTTGTCCTTTAAAAATAAAACGCTCCCAACCAAATAACTACCTTTCCAGCCAAGCCCCCTCGCTTGTATTGTAGCCAAAGTATTTATAGGTTTATGTTTGAGAAGTCCTTCTTCATCGCACAATAATATGTTATCATCATTAAGATGAACCAGCTCAACATATCCATCAACCAAAGCCTGAGCTTCTTCTAGTGAAATCTTTTCTCCATTCTTTGGCTGCACATCTTTGACGATGCAGCCTACCTCGTATAACTTCATGCTCTATAAATTTAAATAAGACATCATATCTTGAACGGCATCCATATCGTGCTCGATACTCTGCTCATATTTGCTTTTAAGACTTTTATAGCCCTTTAATATCGTAAAGCAATAATGTTTACCATCAAAGTAAAAAGGCAACTCATTGCAATTCTTTTTGTTTGCCGTGAAATTATAAGGACTCCCATGATGAAAATCAAACTCGAAAGAATTGTTATCGTCCTTACATCGCTCTACTATCTTACTTTTCCATTCTGCAATATGCGCTTGCAGCTTTTTTTTATCATTAGATGTTTCTAGCCATAACGTAGTCCGAGATTTACAAAAAGACAATTTTCCCAATATATCCAACTTGATAACATAAACGTTATTTGTAGCCACTGGTTTCAAAGCCTTCAATGCTTCATCCAAAGCGTTAGCCAAAGCTCCATTTTTGCAATTATTTGCCCTAAATTGGCTTATTACTTGATATGCTGTATTCTTATCCATAATCTCAAAGTTCTAAATTTCAACACCAAAATTCTCTGCAAATATCTGAAGCATTGTCAGCTCCAAAATAACTTTCTTCGCCTCGTCCTCTCTCATACCATAGCATACTGCAAAACGCTGACGTAACGTTGCGCAATCCATATCGTGACGCTCGTTTAAGAAAGCTATCATATTTCTTACTAATTCTTTGCTATTCATTCTCTTAAACAGTTTTTATGGTGTGTCTCACCTTTTATATTATTTGTACTTTTCAATTGTATTAAAGACATTATCTAAAGCCTCATCGCAATACGCTGTACTAGTTACACATGCGCCTCTTGAAATCGCCTTGTAGCAATCTCTAAGACCAAGCAAACCACTAATAAGCTTAGATGCATCATAGCAAGTAAACTTATTCAAGTCCAATGCATCAATAGCATTTATGCCATTTTCTGTGATAACACCTTTTAGATCATTGATGAACTTCTTCTGCTTGTCGGTAATCATCTTCATAACGTCTGTGCTAGTTTTTAACGTGCTCGCCCTGCACTAAATTGCAAGAAACTTGTCTTGCGGCAAATCTTCAAGTATCTCTTAAAGACATTGCAAAGATACGATTTTATTTTCTAACTTGCAATTATATTATGGTTTTTCTTTATGTATTTAACCTTTATTTACTTTAAGTATTGGTAATTTTATGATTTTAACAATATAGGCAGACTTTCACAAGCCCGCCTATACCAAAAAGAAAATAATACATTATTATATATATAAATTAAAAAGAGTATTACTTGTTGTCATACCTATAAAGAATCACCCTACTTTGCGGAAACACCTTATATATACGCTCTAAGTCTTCAGGTGCATTATCCCTTAGCCATACAAAACAATCCAAGTCCAAAGACAAACCTCCTGATGCATTCCCCACCTCAGCGTTCTCTGAGCGCAATGCTCTGGAGTACATTATCGGCTTAGGTAGATGGCGATGCTTCATATATTGCAGGATTTGTTTTTGAGTAAAATCAGCAAGAGGATAACAATTTCCACCATGAATGTAATTTTCATCCTCATAAGACTTCAACATAAGGCTACGGTTCATCGAGTCTGCTTTTTTCATACCAAAGAACACGTATTCTATTCCGAAACGTATCTTTAAGGCTTTTACGACCATAGAAAGATTAAGTACCTTTACCTTTGGGTTCGGTACACAATACACCCCATAATGAAGATTGTATGTAGTATTCCAATGCGGAATTTGCTCGAACTCTATCTTCGGGTATCTTGCCCTCAGCCAGTTTATCCATCGCTGTATATGTTCCAAGTCTTTTACGAGATACATAAATACACACACTATCCGTTCAAACTTATCATACAATAAGTCCAATGTAACAATGGAATCCTTGCCAAGAGACATCATAACAATGCAATCTGGACTCTGTTCCCTAACCATATCAATTACCATATTGGCAACTTCTAAGGGATTCTTCCTCACTACAAGAGGCTTTACTCGCTTACGTCCCATATTACAATAAACCTAAGACCTGACTTCCGGAAACACGCATAGAGCTAGTGGCTACCATGTGCAGCATATCACAAAACAGCTGCTTCTGTTCCAAGCTTTCAAAGTCGATAAATATGAAGTTATCAATATCTTCCTGCCTTTTCATGCCGACATCAGTACAATGTTGCTTCTGCTCTTTAACCTCTTCCTTTGTCATCTTAGGCTTGGCAGCATGCTCGGCTACAATCTCTTCAGATGTTTTTTCTATGTTTGGTAATTCCGTCATTGGTACTGGCTCAGCTACAGAAGTTATCGGTTCATTCAGAAAATCCTCACTGAAGTCATCCATACCCGACTCTTTTAAAGATGCTTCCAAATCATCTTGCAACATCTTGATTTGTTCTGTGTCCTGTTCCGTGAAGCCAGCAGCCTTGAAATCTATTTCGTCTATACTGAAATTCTTAGCAACCAAATTGTAATCTATCGGGTCTTGCGACTTCGCCATAAACAACAACTGCTCCTTTTCGGTCTTCTCATCAAAATCAACGGCTTCTACCTTGATGTCATAATCCGTTTCGGGAGTTCCATCATAACCTTGGATAAGGTCAACACTCATCACTCGCTTATGCCCATCTATAAGATTGCCTGTTGTTTCATTCCATTGAATACCACCAATTAGACCAACTTTCTTTATGTTGGCTTTCTGCTGCTTGATGTCTGCATCGGTATGCACCTTCGGATTACAAGGGTTCAGATTTATCTGAGACCTCTTGATTATCTTTGTTTCACTTCCTTTTTTCATTTCAGTTCCTCCTTATTATTAGCTTTTAACATGACTATCCTTGCCATAGGGAATACCTTGTATATCTTCTCCAAATCTGCCGGATATAACTCTTTGAGATACTTTTGGTATTCTATATCTTCAATATCAACTCCCGAACTTTGCTTATTCGTTCCACACACCTCTGGGTTCTTCAAGCGATGGTCAAGAATAAAATCCAAAATCTCCTTATTCTTATATGTAGATAATGGATAAAACTTCTTCGTCTTCCAATTAATAGCTTCCTTCCCATCCGTATAACTTCTAAGCATAAGGCGTCTGTTCAAAGAATCCGATTGCTTGAATCCATAACAAGCCCACTCAACTCCTAGCTTCTCCCTAAGTTTCTCGGTAATGTCAGCTAGAGTCCATTGCCTTTGTTTTGTATTCTGCTTTATTCCCATATACCCTGTCTTAATATAATTGAACAAAGCATAATGGGGAACTTGAACAAATTCTATGTTCGGGTATTTGGCTTTAGCGTAATTGTAGTAACGCATGATATGTTCCAAGTCTTTCACAAGATACATGAATACAACAATAACTCGCTTGAACTTCTTGTAACATAAGTCAAGCAAGACGATAGAATCCTTTCCACTCAAAGAATGGAAAAGCAATATACTGTCTGTCTCCTTGGAAACATCGTCAATGATTTCTCTTGCTCTTTTTAGTTCTTGCATACATTATTCTCCTTAAAAACAAGGGGTGAATGAAACTTAATTCATTCAACCCCTCTAAGACTTTTAACCTCTTCTAAGTCTGCGGTTTACACGCTCTGTGACGTTATTAGCTGCTGTACGAGCTGCCAATGTACGCATTGCGCCCCCGTAAGTAGTTCCTTGTGCGCCAGTGTTACGATATTCGATATTTCTACCACGCTGTCGTCTCTCACCTGCACGAAGACCTGTTGTACGATTTGTTACCGCTCTCCATTGGGTGTAACGATAACCTCTTGATGCCTCTGACATAGTTGTAACGTTTTAAGTCCACGAATCATAAACTACTCCCCTTGAGGAATTATCTAGGGTCAGTGGACTTACGCCCACCTACTTTAGAGTCGTTTTAGTTACCTTGTCAACAACAAAGAAGAAAAACAAAGGACGCTCTTTCTCCTTTTTAAGCTCCAATGCCTCATACATTTCATCCAGGTCATGACTATCATACTCTTCATGAAGGAAATCCATATCTTCTTTCATTACGATGCAGGTATCATTCACCAAAACATCGCAATCGAGATACCACGAGTTGTTATAATCATGGAAGTGGATTGTCTTCACTACTCGCAATGGGTCAACAATACCCTCCTCTTGCGCTTTAATTACATCCTCTTCTTCACCATGCTTTTTAAGGAACTCCAAAACATCCTTGTCAAACAAACGACCAATATAATGGTCTGTATAGGCTCTGTATTCAACCTTCTTCTTGCCTTCAAGAATCTCCTTGGCATTCTTTCTTGTCATACTCAAGTTAAGAGCCTCAATAGGTTTGGCTGGCTTGAAATCGGGATACTTCTCTTTAAATGCACTTACCTGCGCATCAAAATCTTCTTTGTTATTACTCATAATTAATTATTTCAAGGAACGCAATGCAAAGATAGCATAATTCTTTCATCCTAACAAATGCGTTCGGGTTATTAAACTCACTTTTGGCTAATAGTGAAATACTATTTCTTTTCGCCAAACTTCTCTTCAAACGACTTTCTTACTTCTTCAAACTCGCTGTCATCAATGACATTTGGGTCAAAATTTTCTTCTTTCTTCATATTTATATCTCCTATATGTTTTAGATAATCATTCTTAATCTTTCTCCAGCAATGCTCGCATCTTGAAGACTTCGTGAACTCTGTCGGCTCGCAAGGGTCAACATCTTTCAAAGAATCAAACTCATGTGGCAATACCTTAAACACGTTCTCAAAATGTTCTTTATTGTATCTTAAAGCTTCGTCACGATAACGAAACCAAGTACAACATTCTTGAATGCTTGTGTTCCTGCTGAAAATCAAATATGCTTTATTCATATATTCAATACAGTTGTTTCGGTGTGTCTCACCTTTTATATTACGTTGCAAAGATAAGAAAAACACCTAAATCTTGCAAATTATTTAATACATTTCTTTTAAATATTAAATATAATTTATGTACAGAAACACATTTTAATCTTTTATCACCTCAAAATGAGCATCCATAGCCTCAACAATATTGCATAACGTATCAATATCTGCGTTAAAACGCCCCATTTCAATGTTACGAATGTTGTTAGGCTTATAACCTGACTTTTCTGCCAGCTCCTCTAAGGTCATACCGCTAAGTTCACGAACCTCTTTAATCTTCTGACCCATGATGTAGCGATAGAGATTTCGATTGCGATGTTTCTTATCATCATCGGGATTACGTCTTTGCTGAAGATAAGCAATCTCAAAGTTTCTTATCTTCAGACAATTCACCATGTTGTCAAACACCTTGTGCTTAGGCGGAAGAGGAAAACCATCTGCATCCTCTTTAACCAGTTCAATCTCGCCACCTTCCGTAGCCTGTATATACTGAGCGAAGCGCACAGCATCATCGTAGTACAT